ATCGTCACTTCGGCAACATCGCGGCCACTGCCTACCTTTTCGTGCTTGCCGCTCATAACGTTCATCCAAAGCGCATATCCGGGCAGTTTGCGGCCTTGTGGCGCTTCCTTGTTGGCAACGCTTACGACTTTTGCGCTGTGGTATCGAATGACCTCTTCAACGCGGCTGACAGCCATTCCCTTGAAGGTAAAGCAAACCGGCGAATCGTAGCCTTGAATAAAGCCAACGGATTGCATTTGACCACGAAAACCTTTCACGTATTCATTCCAGGCGCGGTAAGTCATCTGTCCGCCGTCGTCCTTGAACCATCGGCGACGGGATCGGACAATAATAATTCGCGCTTTGAATGCCGATAATCCTTCAATCTCTTTGTCATTGTCGCCAACAAAAGACGACGGTTGCCAGCCGGGGATTTCAGCATCGGCTCCGGCTTGTTCATAGGTAAAAAAGAATCCGCCAAGATGGTTGATTCCGTCAGATTCCTTGAACTTCTTTGATCCGTGTTTCCAAAACACACTTGGCGCGGAAAACTGAATTTCGTCTTGCGCGGTTCCGTCAACATCATCAAAATCAAAATTACTCATTACGTCCTCACATGTTATTAGGTTAATAGTTCCGCCGCCCGTCGTGCGCGCTCCCGGTGGCGGCTTGCCATGGAGTGCGGGTTGGTTAATCCTCGAATAATTCTTTTATTTCGTCGGCTGTCTTTTTAACGTCGTATGACCAGCATCTAATGCCGCCTAAGATTCGATTGATCCGCGCTGTGTCATCACGCTCTTTCCGCGTTCTGTAATACGACGGCTCGCCCCAATCTTCGCTTTCGTTCGATCTTACTCGTAAGCAATAAACTGTTTTCATAAATCACCTCCACTGCGCCGGATTGCCGCTGCCGGGCGCGCCGCTTTCTTCGGCTTGCCGTTCCAGCATTTTTATCGCCGCTGTAGCAACCGGAAACAATAAATCGCCGCCACTCGGATATTTGATACCCATTCCGGTCAGTACCCGCTCTGCCCTGAGAATCGTTGCGCCAAGCTCCGCCAACACGGACTCGCTGTCCCTGCGATTGTAGACAGCTTCAAGTACCCATTCGATGCCATATTCGGATATGGCCTCTTGAAGCCACTGCTCGTAGTTTTCCATCATCGCACCTCCTCGGTCTGCTCGCTCACGCGTACGGTCAGCCGCTTGCCGCCGTTGCGATTGTTCCCCACTTCTATTCGCTTTCACGAACTGCCCGCCGAAGCCAAGCCAGCGCGCAATTGCGCTGATATTGAATCGTGCGCCCGTTCGTCAATCCCGCCACTTCATCCGTCTTGATGATCCGGTCTGCCTGTTCATATAGACCAAGCTCGGTTTGCATCCGCCCGTGTGTTGCCGTGGGCAGTTTGCCGCTGGCAAGCAATCGGCGAGCGGTTTCAATCGCCTCGGCGTCAGAGCTGCCGACAGAAATTGCAGCCGCTGTTTGTGACCCGCCGCGAATAACCAGCGTACCGCCTGCCGCCGTCGCTTCCGTCGCGTAATGGTCGCCTGTGAAGCGCGGCGTATCGGCTGCGTTGCCGTCGCCGAATTCGCGTACCAACACGCTGAGCGCCTTCTGTGCGGCGGGAATCGCGCTTTTGACGCATCCGGCCATCACCGGCTCGCTGCGGTCATTCGCTTCGGCGAAGTTGCGAACCATTCGGGAAAGGAAAGCCAAGCCTTCAGCAAGTTGGTTTAATCTGCGCTGTTCTTCGCGGGATTTGGTTGCGGGTAAATTGGGTGCGTTCATATTCATTGTTTCTCCAGTCAAACGGCGTAGCTGTTGGAAGACGGGCGCATAGGTGATTAGCGCATCCATATAGAGCAGAGGCAATCTGGCGCATTATCGCAACCGCAGCCGCGACGAGTGCTTCGTGTTGCTTTTACTGGCGCAGGCCGATTGGCTGCGGCTATGACCTCTTCTGCGTTGCTATAGCGATTACGAGCTATGGCGGTCTGGGCAAATTCTTCAAAGCTCAGCCCAGCTTTGCGCGATTCCATAAGCGACGGTGGTTTTCCTTGTGCGATTATTGATTTGGCTTCTTCGATGGTCATTGTCATTTTCTCCGGTTTCCGTCAGCGGCGTGATTGCTGCTGAACTGACGGCATACTATCCGCAAACTCAGTTCGCGTCAAGGACTATTTCACTCTCCGCTGATTTATTTTCAACGAAGCATTTATGACGCGGATATTTCTTGTGCGAGCGCGGCGTGTCAGGGTATTGACCACACGCGCAATACGGCTTCCAGCGCGGGCGTCCCGTGCCTCTGCGGTCAAGTTTCTCTTTCATTTTGGCAAGCTCTTTTTCAAGCTCTGCTTTGGTTGGCATCTATTTTTCTCCCTTGCTTGGTAGCGCGGCGGCAACAGCTTCCAGCACTTCAAGCGGCTGCGAACGCCAGTCAATTTCGCGCAATTTGTAAATTAGACGGGATCGGCGTTTTCTCGCGTTCACTTCCGCAATCCGCTCCGGTGTCGCCTCTTCAAGCCAGTCTCTGCGCAACGCGCTCCCGCTGCCGATTTCCCGGCCCGTACTCAGCCTGAATTTAGTGCGGCCTACTGTTAGCTGCGTGACGGTCTTGCGAGTGACTTTTTCAATAGATCGAATTGAGCCAATACCGCTACCCGATACGATCACGTCATCACCAACCTGAAGTTTCCCTAGCCAATCTACGTTCATTGTTTTGCCTCCGTTTCTGGTTTCCAGCCAAGCGCCCGCGCCACAAGCTCGGCGGCAAGATTGGCCGCTTCTGCATTGTCCCTGCCTGTCGCGGAGCGCTTGACGTGGTTATTGCCGCTAGTTACGGCCAGTTCGCATACCTTGCCGTCGCCAAGCGGGTTAGGGTAAAAATGGGAATGGTTAAATCTTACGCCGTTGTTTTGTAGCCAGTCTCTTGCTTTCATTCGCTCACAATAGCCGCAAACTGAGTTAGCGTCAAGATAAATCGCAAAAGAAAACAGCCCTCGCGCTTTCGCAAAGGCCGCTGTAGGATCGCCGTGGATCAGGCACGCGCCTGAAATTCACAAGCTTGAGTTTGCAAGGCTGCGCTCGCAATGGGCGCGGCCTTATTTTTTATGTTCTAGTAACCGGGGAAATCAGGCAGCGCCTCATATTCTTCGTCGGTCATCTCAACCGCTTCAAATCTGAGCGTAACAGGCTCAGATAAATCGTCAAGCTCGCCGTCAATTGATTGATTTATTTCGCTGGCTTTTTGAACGAAAGAGCCATTAGCTTCAATGTTTGTGATCCTAATATACTTGGAACTGATCATAATTCTCCTTTATCTGGTTTTGCGATTGCGTTTTCCATCTGTACCCGACGCGCTTCTGCTTCCCGCTGGCCCGGTTCCACAATCCGCGCATCGTCAAACGCACGATTGGCGCGCACAGAGGCAGCGGCTACGCGCTGGCGATAAGCTTTGCGGCGAGCAACGCGAGCGGTAGTCATTGTGGTTCACTTTCTTTAAGCTCTTCAATGAAGCGATCCTCCCATTTCTGAGCGATTGCGAGCGATTCTTCGGCTGTTGATTTCATCGCCTCAAACTCTGGCCTAGCCAGTACGACATAGCCAAAAGCTGAGCCAACAACAAATATCAGGATGCCGTTGATACTCGATTCGTGCCAAGCAAACACTAGCCCGGCAATACCAAATGCCAGTTCAAATAATAACCGAGGGTTGATTTTCATTGCGGTTCTCCGTTGGCAGCGGCTAGGCTGCGGGTTTGCAGTAACTTACGCGCCCGACTGAGTGCTCAGCTTTTTAGCGCTTCATTCACCTTCTGAGCACTCAGTTTAGCGTCTTCACTGACTATGCCCTCGCCAGTCAGGATAAAATTTGTGAGCCATGCTTGTCGGCGCTCGGTTTCGCCCGGCTGTGGCTTGTATTTGCCCGTTGCAGCCTGGGAAATCATAGAGAGATGAGCAAGTGCGATAGATTGATGGTCGGTCATTTCTTTGATCCTTTCTTGGCGGGCTTTTTAGATGTTTCACGAATCTCCGCTTGTAACTTGTAGAGAATCAACAAGACTCCCTCCATTGTAGATTCAACAAACTCATACTTTTCACTGCCCTCAAATTCAATCATCATTTTGTACCCGTTGGTCACTAATTGGATTGTGCATTTGTTTATCATTTTGCTTTCTTTTCCTTTCGCAGTAGGTCTTGGTTGTTCAGGCTTTCCCAGTTGAAATAACCGGCAAAGCCGTAAACTGAGTTATCAGCCGACGTGCGATCCGGCTTCCGACTGAGTACCCAAAGGTAGCTCACACCATACTCGGTTTCGGCAATGGAATAGCCAGTCAGTCGCTTGATTAGCCAGCCTTTTTTGATGCGGCTTCGTTTGTGCGTGCTCTTGTTGAAACCAATAGGCTTAGCTTGACTCTGAGTGCTCAGAACTAGCCCAACTGAGTGCTCAGCTTGCGCTACCTCGCCCGCGCCCAATCCGCCGCCGCCATCATCCAGCCGCGCACCGTCTCCGTCCGCTCCTGACTGCCCATAATCCACAGGCAGAGAAGCAGAATGCCGATTAGGATGATCTCGATTATCCAGGCTGTCGGTTTGAGTTTCATCTATTTCAGAATACTCCATATCAGGTATCCCAGTGTCCCTGTTAGTAATACGTAGATGAGAGCAATGCTGTTGCGCTCCCACTTTGGCATTGGTGCGATTAATGGTCGTCTCATTGATATCCTCCGTGCAATCCGGTTTGATTGCGGACTGTTCGGTTATGGGAATTATCGCCTGTTGTGGATTTTGCCCATCTCCAGTGACATTGTTTGCTCCCCGCGCCTCGCCTGCTGGAAGCGCCTCACCTGTCGGCGCTGCGTGTGAGGCGGTTAAAAATTTAATGGTGGCTGGAATTTCCCGCCGCCGCTGATTGTCGTGGTTTTCCCTGTGACCGGCGTTGGTGACATTTGCGCCCCATCACCGAAACCAAACGGGCGGTTATTTGCGACAGGTGGGCCGTCCGGCTGACCATCGCCGTCAACATCCCATTGCCAGACCATCATCAAGATCATTCCGCCCAAAACCGCAATAACAATTTCCAGCGCGGATGCCCAAAATAGCCAGCCAAACCACGAAGCGCGCACTTCTTCCGGCGACTTGATGGTTTCCGGCGCTTCTTTCGGCGGCACAGTCACAACAGAAGAAAACGACGGCAGAGAAGGCGTTGTAGCCGTCGCTGGATTGCCGCCTTGCGGCACGAATCGGCGCTGGCTTGGCGGAAGCTGAATCAAAAGCCGCCGCTGTTCTTTCATTGCGTCCGTTTCGAGCTTCATTCGCTCAGCATCGGCCTGCCTTAACGCCAATTGCCGCTGGACATCTCTGTCCATATTTTCCTGACCAGCTTTGCTCTTTTGCTCTTGAACAATGCGCGCCTCTTTCCCTGCGGACACTTCGCGGGCAATCTGAAAATGGAATAAAGCCACAACGCAAGTCAGCGCAGCAACCGCGAAATCGTGCCAAAGGGCATACTTTCGCGTGTTTGGCGCAGCGTTGCCGGAAAAGTACGTGGAAATGCCGGAAATGCCAATCACGACAACCACGAACACCGTAGCAATCCACAAGGCATCGGGGAAGACTTCACGGTTTGACCACGCAATGGCGATTTGTGGCAACACGATGGCAAAGCCAAACATTGCGATTTTTGGCCAGTAGATACGCTTTATAAGCAATTGATCTTTCGTCACTTGAAGATTTCCTTTGCGCCCATCGGCGCGGTTTTATTTCGCCTGCCATTTGTAGGTTTGATCTTTGCACTTCATTTGCTGAAGATTGCTTTTGGTCTGTCCGGTTGGCTGGCAGTACGGTTCCGGCCCGTAATAAGAGCGAAAACCGTAGGCCACAAGCGCCGCCGCAATGACGACAAGGCATCCCCAACCGATAACGTCAAGGCTTGTAGATGCTCTACTCATTGAATTTGCCTCTGTGAGAAAGGCGATGGCGCGAGATTGACGCGGCAGGGCAATGCGGCTAGCATCCGGCGTCAGCCTGCGCGACCATCGCAGGTTGATGTTGCCGCCGATTGCTTTGGAAGTCTCGCAGTCGGCGGCGTTTTATTTTCAAAATCTAGTTGACCTCGAAACATTTACCAATATACAATAACTGCCGATGACAACACAAGTAGAAACCGCAATGACGTTGGCAGAAGTTGCTGCGCTCTTGCGGGGAACGATTGACGAATGGGCAACCAATCGCCCGAAACCGCTCAAGCCATCCGTCAAACGGTGGGCAAGGGCGCACAAGCAGGATTTCCCGCACATTTACAACGTGCTAAACCAAAAGGCGAAGCCGGGGAAGAAGCTGCGAAAGTTGCTGGACATTGAACCGGAAACATATTGGAGAAAAGCGCGAAATGAAAAATGACACCCTAACAAAAATCACCCGCACGATCCGCGCCCGTGACGGCAGAGGACGACGATATAGGCACGGGACTTGACGAGTACGTGTATCAGATACGCGGTGGTCAAGTGACGCCGGGCAGCTTGGCGCGTGAGGAATAATGATGATTCACATTGAGCAAAAAGATAGCACTGAAGCCGGTAGATGTCAGGGATGCGCCTCAAGTCTTCCGAACCGCTCGGTGCTAAACTACCCGGTCTACGTGCTTACTGTGAGCCGAAACCCGATTATGATGAATGAGCTTAGATTCTGCTTGCGATGCCTTGAAGATTTGCGTGAAGAGGTCGCAAAGATTATTCCGTTTTGAATTTAACGCATTGAGACGACGTTTTTGACGAGAGTTTTCATGTCTCAATTCCCACAAGGGCGTTAATCAAGGATAAATCCATCGTGACAGCCGGAGATAGCGGCACAGACTTTTTCGATCTTTCACACTTTGCGGCGCGTTGACGCGAGCCTTTCGGTGAACTTGGTTTGTGTCAGTGAGGCGCGTCGCAAACAGGTTTCGGAGTCCCGCCCGCAAGGATCGGAGTCCCGCCCGCAAGGAAGTGACTCGCTCTTAACCCCGATGGGGTATCGCTCGTTTCTACAGATTCCGCCTGCCCCTTCGGGTGTGCTTGAATGGGCGGGTGGCGAAAATAAATTGCACGCGAGTGCTCTTTTGTCTGTTAATTGAGACATGGAAAAAATCGCTCTTAAAACAAGTCGCATAGCAACTCCGATCTGGCGCTGTAGGTGCTGTGGCGCTGAAAACGATCAACGCGGTTGCGTTAAAGGCCCGCCGAATTGTTTCTGCGAAAAAGACAAAAGCCTACTAATGGAGCCTCTGCGCTGTACGTGGTGTGATAAGTGCTCAACGCACTGCCGCTGCCATGACAGCCTTTGTAAGTGCAGGTTTCTTGAAGTGCGGTTCACGGCAAATGTGCCGCAAGGCCACGCGCCAAACTGTCAAAGCCGGAAACTGTTTCGGGAGCGCCTTCGCCATCCGGCGTAGCCGAGAGCGGGGCGGCGGGCGGGCGGAAGAAACCGGAATGCCCTCGCGCACTCCATTCCGTCGGCTCGCTCAATCGCTCACACGACTGCACTGCCGTGCTAGGGGGTCGTCTCTTACCCCTACAGGGTGGCGTTCCTTCGATGAACCGCGTTTTGCGACGGATGACGCGCCACGAAATAAAACCAGAATAGGGAGCGTAGGCGGATCGTTCAAACTTCTCCGCGCCGCGCTTCCCTAAATCCTTACAGCGCATTAAATAGCCACACATCTGGCAACTTACCTTGCCGCGCTTCCTCTAATTGGGCGATAATCCGCCTACCTATGGTGCATCTTATCAACCCTCTCCCCCTGAGAGGCTAACAATGGCGATTGCCGACAATGGGGCAAAGGTGGACAAAACGGGCCTTGCGATTGAAATTCTATACGTAACGGTTTCGGCGCTTGGCGGCTTGGCAAAATATCTAAACGGTTACTTGCGCGGAAAGCGCTTTGATCTCTGGAAACTTCTAGCTTCGATGCTGGTCAGCGCCTTTAGCGGCGTGACGTGCGCGCATTTGGCATTGCTCATTAAGCCCGGCTGGGAAATAATTGCCGCCTCTGTTGGTGGATTTATGGGCGGCGAGGCAATGACCTTTCTCGCAACGTGGCTTGGCAAGAAACTCGGCATCGAAGATGACGACTCGAAAGCTCCATAGAATTATTTTTCTCCGCATCGCGCTTGGCGCGTGCTCTTTGATCGTCTCGCTTGGCTCGCTAATTGGATACGCAATTGATTACAGGCCGCTGTATGCGCCGATTGACCGCATTCTGGGCAATATGATCCCGATTTCGTCAATGGCTCCTACTACAGCGCTGGCGATTATGATGCTGAGCATTGCAACGATTCTAGGCGGGATTGATCGTGTCGAAAGCGTTGCGCGGAACGGAACGCAGAAGGAATAGGTTTTACAATGAATGAAGATCGAACCATCAAAGCAATCGCGTGGGGAATGTTTATTGTTTGCGTTATTGCCGTTGCCTTTGCGATAGCCAGCGCGCAAACGACTGTGCAATGCCCATCAGGCCAACGCCCTGTAACCGTCGCAATCAGCACAACCGCATCACGGACAACGTGCGTTGCTGTGACGCCAACACCAACGCCAACACCTACACCTACACCTACACCGATTACCACTCCGACTCCGACGCCAACGCCCACGCCGCAACCTACTCCCCCACCTGTGGGCGTTGCTGAGATGCCGAGAGTCTTGCTGGATTCTTCGATGCCGGTTCAATCCGGCGGCACGATTCGCAACGTCGAAGCCGGGCAGGATTTGCAAGGCGTATTTAACGCTGCGATTCCAGGTGATACGATTGTTCTCCGTGCGGGCGCAGTCTTTACTGGACATTTCATTATCCCGACCAAAGCGCAGAACGGAAAATGGCTGATCGTTACGACCTCCAACGGATTGCCCGCGCCGGGCTCACGCGTCGGCCCGGCCAATGCCGTGAACATGCCGAAGATCGTCACGCCCGACAACGCGCCGCCTTTGGTCTTTGTAGACGGCTCAAATTTTACGCGCTTGATCGGAATTGAAATTACCTTAGCCGCTTCAGCCGTGCCAGACGCGACGAGCGGCGGGCCATACGTGAGCCGCTTGCTTGAACTTGGCTCAGACCAGACGACGGACGCCAGCCGATTGCCAACCGACATTGTGGTTGACCGGAGCTATATTCACGGCTTGCCAACGAAGAATGTTCGCCGATGCGTGATGCTCAATTCGCGCCGGACTTCCATTGTGGATTCATATTTGAGCGACGCGCACGAAATCGGCGCGGATAGCCAGGCCATCGCCGGTTGGAATGGCCCCGGCCCTTACAAGATCGTCAACAATCATCTCGAAGCCGCAGGCGAAAACGTGATGTTTGGCGGTTCTGATCCGAAGATTGCCGGGTTGATTCCGTCCGATATTGAATTCCGGCGCAATCTTCTCTTCAAGCCACCCGCGTGGAAAACCTCGCAATGGTCGGTGAAGAATTTGTTTGAGCTGAAGAACGCGCAACGAGTCTGGATTGACGGAAACACGATGGACGGCATTTGGCCCGCAGGCCAGCAGGGCTTTGCCGTCCTGCTCAAGTCCGTCAATCAGGATGGCTCCGCGCCGTGGTCGCATACTGGCGATGTGACCTTCACAAACAATACCATCAAAAATTCCTTCGGCGGCATCAACCTTCTCGGCACAGATTCCAGTCAGCCGGGTGTGCGGATGAACCGCGTCCTTATTCGCAACAATGTCTTTACTGTGACGGGCGACTACTGGTTACTTGTCTGCGAAGTTGCCGACCTTCTGATTGACCGCAACACAGCGGCCAATAGCGGCAGCTTGATGCAAGCCTACGGCCCGCCGTCGCAGCGATTCATCTACACTGGCAATGTCGCCAACAGTGGCCCATTTGGGATTAAAGGCGATGGGCTAGGGCCAGGAGTCAGCACGCTGAATGTCCACTTTCCAGGCTTCGCGATGACCGGTAACGTGTTCTTTAAGGGCGAGGGCGCGAACTATCCGCCCGGCAACTTTTACGCCGCAACGCCGAATACCGGCGCAGATTTGGCCGCTATTTCCGCTGCGCAGGCCAGACCCTAAGCGGCACTGTTAAAGCTCTTTCTATTGACCACCCGCGCCGCAGGCGCAGGCTGATTTGATCTTGGCTGATGCCGCATTCGGCTTCCCATTCACAAATTGTCAATGTTTTGCCGTTTAGTGTGAGTTTGGTGTTTGATCTGCGGTTTCGAGCCTGCTCGGTTCTGGTTGCCCATCTGCAATTTTCCGGTGAATAGCCGAGATCGTTGTCAGTCCGCTCAAGGGTGAGGCCGCTTGGTGCTTCGCCCATATCGGCAAAGAAGTTCTGAAAATCGCGCCATCGCTCGCATACCGTGATGCCGCGACCGCCATAACGCGAGTAGGCCGCATTCTTTGGGTTTCCGCATCGGGCAAGCATTGAAGCCCAAACGTTATAGGTAGGACTTTTGGCTTGCCCGTGCTTAACAGCATTGTTCTTTTTAAGGCAACTACAGGATTGAATCTTGCCGGATTTAAGGTGCGCGCCTCTGACTCTTGTAGTCTTCCCGCATTCGCAAAGGCATTTCCAGGCGAGACTATTGGCGCTGTATCCGTCAAGCGACTGAACAGTGAGCTTGCCGAACTTTTGGCCTGTTAAGTTCTTGAAATTGTGAATAGACGGTAGAGTTTCTTCTGTTTTCATTGTGCAAGTATAACACGAAAACAACTGGCTTGCACGGTAAGTTGTATTAAACGTCGCAGTTAGGTTGTAAATGGCTATTAACATTATCGCTCTTTTGATTGTTCTTGGTGTGGCAGCGCTGGTTATCGTTTGGGGATACCGTGCAAAAGACAAGCGCGTTACGGATGAAGTACTGGCGCAATGGCTCGGCTTTTTGGTCAAAGACAATGAAGACGAGCCGGAGAAGATGCCCAAAACGACGATGGCCAAGCTTGAGTTTGAAGTTTACGAGTCGGTCAACAAGTTCATCAATCCAAAGCTTGACGCGGAATATAAAGAGCGGCTTCTGAAGTTGAACAATGAAATGGCGGCGCGTGCCATCCAAGTTGAGATGGTTTCGCGCAGGATGGCCGAAGGCAAGGCGCTTTCGGCGTATGATGACAAGATTCTGATTCGTGAGGGATTGCGAACAGATTCAACCAATGGGAGAAATGGGAATGGACGGAAGAAGCGAGATAGCGATCCAGCGTTCGTTGATGCTCAAGATCATCGGACTTTTGACGATGTGCGCGATGGTGTGCTGCCTCGCACTGAATAGCTTTGCACAATGCACGCCGCCGCTGTTTCAGGGATGGCCCTCATCGTGCTCGGTCATCAATCTGCGATGGTTGAACCGTGACGATCACACACTGATTGAGCGCTACGAAATCTACATCGGCACACAGCTTCGAGGCACAAGGCCGGGCAGTGCGCTTTCCTTCTCTGATCCTGTCGGCTGTGGCTTTGGCGCAAACTACATCATCAAGCAGGTAATGAAATCAGGCGCAACTTGCCAAACACTAACAACGGGCGGGCCGCATACCGCGCCATGTAATCTGTGCGGCGCATCATCAAACAGTGGCGCATCCATCGTCAACAGCGCCAACTTCCGGCAAGGTGTCAGCCGCAATTCGCTGGCGTCAATCTTTCCCGATGCTGGCCAGAGCTTCACGAGCGCACCCGCCTACGCAACATCACTGCCGCTGCCAACGTCGCTTGGTGGTGTCACGGTTTCGATTGAGGGGCGGCTATGTGAGCTTGTCGCCGTCGTTCCGGCAACGGCCACCACGTCAAGCCAAATCAATTTTTACTTGCCGTCTGACCTCGATTCGGGGCCGACGGAAACAACAGCCATCATCCTGACGACAACAGGGACATCGCCGCAGTATATCGCCAAGCCGCAACTTAACCCGAACGCGCCCGGCATCTTTACACTGGCGTCGAACGGCACAGGGCCAGCGGCGAGTAATTGGCTTATCGTGAAACCAAGTGGCCAACAGATCTGGCAGAATGCCGGAGCGCTTTCGTATAACTCACAAGATCAAGTTTTCCTTGTGCTGTATGGCACGGGCATCAATGAATCGGTTGCTGAGCTTCGCGTTACAACCGGCGTTTTCAAGGCGCTTTATTCTGGCAATAGCTGGATGACGGGCGTTCAACAGATTGTGATTCCGATTCCGATTATCAGCCTGCAAACGTGGCCAGCGCTGGTTAGTGGCACGGTGCGGATTGGGCAACCTGGATTTAGTTTTGAAAGTCAAGGCTTTGAGATTAGGAGATAAATGAGCTATCCAACAAATCCCATCAATGTTTATCAGTGCGAGAAATGCGGCGGCGAAACCGTAACAATTGACCGCGAAGAAGGCGTAACGCCGTTTATGATCCGGTGCAGAGCGGATGCAACGTGTGGCGGAATGATGAATTCAACGTTTTATATGGCTCCGCAAGACCTGACACCAAAGTTTGAATGGCGGAAGCCAACGCCGATTGAATACAAAAAGCTCGACAAGGCGACACGGACAGATCACGTAGACAGGGGCGGGCTGCTTTTGTATCCCATCACGCCAGAAAAACGAATCGCTGAAATTATCAATCGTTCGCTTATGGCAACCGAGGCGGGCAATGATTCTGCGCCGCAAGTCCAACGCAAAAAGCTAACAGCCAGCCAGCGGCGCGAACGAAGGCGGCAAAACTCAAGAGACTTGATTGCGAGATTTGCATTCGAAAGTTAGTTTCTCAAGATTAGGAGATAACTTATGAGTATCTTACCGGATGGTTTTTTTGAGCGCAATGACGGGAAATCTTACGTTGACCCCGAACAGCAAGAGCTAGCCAGAAAAGTCATCAACAGCTTCCCGGTTTATCCGCGAAGTTATGACCGGCCATTTGTTGGCGATGCTTCACTTGGCGCGGACGGTGCGCTGTTGTGTTTTTGTGGCGATCCCCGCAGCGATCACCCAGACGACGGGCCTTGCCGTCTGAACGGGCTTGGCCACGGAATGCCATCTGATGCGCCAGAGAATCACTGTCACGCTTACCGGGCGGATAAATGACACACGCCGACCGACTTGCCGCAATGCGCGCCAAATATCAAAAGCCGCCGCGCGTGCCGCTGCCGGACGTGAAAGCGTATTGGCTGGCGCGATGGCAAAAGGCGGTAGAGAAGAAAGACAACGCAAAAACAACAAAGGAGAATAATACAAAATGAAAACAATAGAAGAGCTCACGAACGATCAAGCAAAAGACTTCGCGGAATTGATCGCAACAGGTAGCTTTCCACTTCTACCGCAATCGCTGAGCAGATTTAATCTAATTCCCGTCGCGACTGCCGCGCTAGAGCGAATTGACACTCTGCATAAAATGGCCGTGAATAACCCGCCTCAACTGCCGAATGAGGCTTAACCGGAGATAACTATGGTCAATGGGCAAATTAAATCACCGTATAAACTGGTCGCGGTAAAATTCCAGCGCCATTACCCAGGCTACATTTACCGCAGAGAAATCATAGATGATTCGGACTATGGCGGAGATGGCAAGCTTGAAATGGTGAATTGCTATTCCGATGAAACCGGCCACTGGATTGGCGATGCGCGAACAGCCAAAGCAATTTGCAAGGATTATGGATTAAGGCAAGTTCAGAAGCGGACGAAAGAAAGCTGCGTGGCTACAATTGGATTTCAGCCAGAAGAAAAGAAGTGGTACGGATGGAGTCACCGTGCAATCGCCGGATTTAAGACGCGAAAAGCAGCAGAAAGATTTGCCGAAAGTGTAAGTTAATAGCATCAAACATCGAGGAACCAATGAAACAAAACCTACTCAGAACCGTAATTGCCGCGCTTGTGCTGTCGTTCCCGCTCACACTGACCGGATGCCCGCAACAAGTCAGCCTTGCCAAGTTTGCGCCAACGATTGCGCCACTGGCTGCGCTTGTGCAAAAAGAATTGCCGATACTGTTGCCGCAATTGGTGGCCGCGAAAGCCATCACACAAGAAAAAGCCAACGAACTTCTGGCGATTGATTTTCAAGGCAAGGGCAAGCTGGTTGGTGATTTTCTGGTTAGTGTCGGTGCAATTAACACGGCTAATAAACAGGAAGTGCTGGACGCGCTCCAACGTGCGATTGACCTTTTCCACCCCTTAACAAATCTCGCGCCGCCCGGTTCCGTCTTGGCGAATGTGCTGGCAGTCGGAATGAGCGGCCTTAATATCTATCACGCCGCAATTGCGATTATGCAGCCGCCAGCGGCAAGCTTTTCGATTGCGACAGAAGGCGGCAAGCCAGCGGGCGTTTCCACGGCGGACGTGAAGGCGACATTGCCGAAATTGAGCAAGGAAGCGAAAGCAGCGATGGAAGCGGCGGGCGTGAAATAACGCAAAGCTTGCTTGACACTGCCGGGCGATGGCCGATAATTGGCGCGAGGTTTTCTATGCCGCTAATCTCTATTGGATTCGACAACGCCACGAAACTGCTCATCCGTCACTTGATTGATGCGCTCAATCGTGAGCCAACTGACAACCAAGCCATCCTCGATGAGCTTCAAAACGTAAAAGGAATCGTTATGGCCAAAGCACAAGAACTCTTAGACAAATTCGCAGTAATCGAAACTGAGGTTGGTGAAACTGCCGCTGAGGTTGGATTGCTGAAGACTGAGATCGAAGAATTGAAAACGAAAGTTACAGGCAATGCCGAATTGGAAGCCGCTGTTGATAGCGTGCTGGCAAGGGCTGACACTGTGGCAACCGGCCTCGACAGCCTACAGCGCAAGGTTGCTCCGCCGCCTGAAGAACCTGAATAATTATTCGCTGCAAATCTTCTTATTCCGTTACCACGGCGCACTTTTCGGAGTGCGCCGATTTTTCTTCCTACCTTTGGAGCAGTAGGGCAAGCCATCCCATCTGCTTTCGTAGTTCATCCCGCTCTCGCGTCAACTCTTCGACCTGGCGCTTTGTAATTTCAAGCTCATTGGCGAGGCGCTTATTTTCGGACTGCATCAGTTCAATCTCAACTACGCTCATAGAAACTGTCATATTCCCTCCTTCAATTCCAAAATCCAAACGTCTTTCCCCTTCCGCGTCACCTTCCGCGCCGTCGCTCCCCGCTCTTGCTCAAGTATCCACGCGGCATCGTCTGCCGCTTCCGGCTTGCGCAGCGTCGTGTAGCCGTTAGCGCGGAGCGTGGCGAGCGCAGAGCGGCGGCGGGAGCCAGCGGCGGCGCTGGGATGGATGGCAGGCTTAGACATTGGTGGTTTCCTCTTGCAGTCGTCGCCAAACCAAATCACCATTGCGAGCGTTGAGAATGAGTTCAAGGCCGGACTGGTCAAAATGACAGTCATAGGCCGCGCCGCCAACGCGGACGGTGCGACCGTTTGGCGTCGGGAACCATTCTTCCGGCGTGGTGTTGATCGCGCTAACCGGGATTTTTAGCGCATCGGCAATTCTAACGTCTGCAAATTGTGTGTTTGTTGTTGCTGCCATTGTCATTTTCTCCGGGTAAAGCCAAGCGGGGCAGGCTTGGCGGGGTAGCAGGGAGCGCCCGCCCTCCGTGGAAATGCCTGACGGCAGGCCGAACGGAGCCACAGAGGACGCGGCGCATAAATAATTAACGCAGGGAGTTGAGTGATTCTTGCGCGCCTTTGCGCGTGCCGTGCTCACTGACCACTGTCTGAGTTGTTTCATTCCAGACAATATAGCGACGCGATTTGCTGAAAGGCGTCCGACCGTTGGCACGGTCTTTAATGGTTACTAACTGCTGTCCGTTGTTGATGTATTTGCTTCCCATTTTCTTTTCTCCGCTCTGGTTAGCTGCATTACCCGCGACTGATTCCGCGTCGCCCGTTCGGTGGTAACTCCCAACCGCAAAAACAAGATACTACAGGTAGGGGATAAGCGCAAGGAAAAAATGACGCGTCCAACCAAATAAATCATTAAAATCCGCACGAAGAAAAAGCGCATAGTCCCACCCAAAAGACTATGCGCCTGGCGCGACGAAGAAAAATGGAAACTAGCCACGCTACGGCTGCATCTTACGCCGCTCGGCTTCGGCTTGCAATTCTTTTCAGGCTTGGCCGTTGTTATTTTCAAGAAACAAGTCTTGCAGAAGTAACAATTCTACGCTATAAGATGCCTATGACACCTGAACAAATGGCCGCATCGCTGAAATCGAAACGCACTGAGCATCGGCTTTCCTTGCGCAAGCTTGGCAAGATTCTCAGCGTCCCATTTACCACGCTTTCACGCATTGAGCGCGGCACTGTGCCGATGGGCGCGACATTCGCAAAGGTGCAGGAATGGCTTGAACCGGGCGGCATCGCGGCGGATACGATTACCGCCGTCAATGCGATGATCTTTGCCGACACGAAATTGACGCCGGATGCAAAGAAGGCGCTTGGTACGCTATTCGCGGTTGCGTATCGGCAATTTACAAAGGGAGAGAAATGAGCAAGCAAGCATCAGAGCCGCATATAAGAGTGGCGGCAACTTTCTGGATCATTGGCACTGCGTTGCTTATAGTGGGGTTAAACCTTGACAACTGGAAGGTTTTAGCAGTTGGCGCTCTTTGCTGGTGGTTTTCAATTAAGATTTTTGACACGCCTTAATTATCGAATCCGCCGCCGTTCCGCTTCCGCCTGAAGTTCCGCAAGCGTAAACAGGCTCAGCCATCGCCTTTCAATCTCCGCTTTGAGCGCAGCATCCGGCACGGCGCGCAGCAATTGCCGCCGCTCGATTGGCAATAGGGCAGGCTTTGGCTTGCTGGCCTTCCGGCGCGGCTTTCGCTTGGCATCGGCTGCGATTGGCAACGAAAGCGCGAGTGTGAGCATCAGGAAGAAAACGCAGAATTGTTTCATTTGCATTAGATGGCCGCACAGCAAGCATCCCCAGTTTGCCGTGCGGCCTTTTTGTGCGTAGCCTCACCGACACCGCACAAAGGGAACGCCCGCCTGAACGCCAGTTCATTAAGCCTCTCTGACAATCCCCCGATTATGTCAAAGATGCGGCGGGCGATAAGCCTACAGATTTAGCGTTTGGGCGACGCTCCAATAAAACGAACCATCCCACAAGAAAACAAACGCATCGCGCTTACTCGCCGTCGTGGTTAATGTCGGCGCGGTTCCGCCGCTCCACTTGACCGATGCTGGCCAAGTTACCGTCCGGCTTCCTGTGCCATCCTGCACGATAATCACCGTTACAAGCGAGCCATTTGGCGGCGGATTATTCCACGCGGTAAACGTCACATTGCCGCCTGATGCTGTAAAAATACGTGTCACATTTGCGCCCTGACACTGGTTAAAATCTAAGGTCTGATTGCCGTTGCCTGAGCCTGTGTCAATCCTTCGACGTGCGCCGCCAACGGCAATCCATCGGGAATTCAAGTAAATGGCAAGATCATATTCACCATTCGCGCCGTTGTTGTAAGCGCAGATTGGCGCGAATCCAGTCTGACCAGTCGGCGTGCCTGATGGCATCGCATTGGAGCCGACAGCCGGAACATAAACCCATCCATCGGTATCGGTTGCGCCAATGCCGCCCTGCCCTAAAACCACGTCACCAAGATGTCCAACCTTGAGCCGCTGGCTCGCGCCGCGACACTCAACCAGTAAGGGCGGAATTAAGTTACTTGTGTTGGTTTTGAGATGAAGCAGCGGCCCGGTTGCCGACGTGTTATTGCCCTCGAGCTTAAACGCTGAGCTTGTCGAAAAATTGCCTGCCCAAACCAGCGATGTTAAATGCGTTGCCATTGCAAGCGTCAGGTTGCCAGACGGGTCGGTCAGCGCAGACCACGATGCCGCACCGCTCGCTGTCAGTTGCGAAAAGGCCAATCCCGTTACTCCAACCGTGATTGGGTCATTTGTTGTCAGGATGAAAAGCTTGTCTGCGTTCGTTGTGCCTTCCGCAACCGGAATCACGCACCCTGCGGTCACTTCCGCGTCCGCGTCAAAATCTGTTGCCCGCGTTGGAGCACCCGATGCAGCAACGATGTAAATGCCATTGTCTGCCGCCGTCGCTTGATCCTTAATCAAGATTCTGTTGCCAGTTGCTATCACAACACCATCAATCGTGTCTCCGTTCTCAAACGATGTAGCCAGCGTTCCGGCTCCGGTCGTGGCCACGCGCACACTTTCTTTGAAATCTACCAGTGTTGCGCCGCCCGAAACGCCAAGCGTTGCGCGTGCGGTTGCCGCGTCCGCGTCATCAACTAGCGTCAAAAAAAACGCCGATGGCGTCACGCCCTGAATTTTGCGGACGATGCTATTAAACACATCCCCGCCAAGCGTCCTTAGTCCACGTTTCACAATTTCACCTCTATGTAATTCGGTTTACCACGCCAGCAATATTGATGACATTTGTTGAAGATGCGAACGCTTTCAGCAGAAGACTATTTGTAAGCTGAATCGCGGGAAGTTCAACAATGCTTTTTGCCGGAATCGTAATCTTTAGTTGGTCGCTCGTTGATGTGCCGCCGTGCTCAAGCGTCAAGTCACGGTCTGACGTGTCAATGTTGGACGCGACAATCAGAATTTCATCTAGGGATGTCGCGTGCGCTGTATGAATCGTTGTGCCGGGTGAGCTTGTTGCAGCAACGGCAACCGGACGCCCGTTGGTTGAAGCAGATAAATTGACTCTTGTAAAAGTGGCCATAAATTCCCCTTTGTCTATTCAAAGACTTCTACACCTAACTGATCCCATCCCGTAACCGAATCCGAAGCGTATACGCTCTCAAAAACTCGCGCCGGAAGTATCCATTCTGAGTTTCCGAATGAAGTCGGGTCTACCCTGTAGACATATCGCTGCCAGGGATACAAGCTCCGGTTGCCGTCTCGCATCGCGTAGAAGTCAAGTCGCAAGCGAGCCGAGAGTGTCGCCGATCCTAAATCCGACAATTCATCCGCGTTTGTGTAAGTATAAGTGAGTGTAGAAAGCCCTGTCACGTTTCGCAGCAGCACAGGCGTTGATGGTGCAGCATTATAAATGTCAATCTCCCACGTAACGCCCGCCTCTGCCGCGTCCGTCGCCGCTGATTGCTTGAAAAGCTCAAGCGCGGTCAGCCGGGAATGCTCGCGCCACGTAAACACAAGGTCGCCTGTATCCTGTTGTTCATTCGTATAACTGCCGCCAAGCCTCACATAATGCGGCGGCAACGGTCTGAGCGCCCGGCTGTCTACAGTATGGGCAAAGTTCGTCGCTTCGTCCGTCCGCAATTGATCTCGCATCGTGCGCGTGAGGGCTTCAAAGGTAATGGCCTGCCCGTCCGTCAAAGGCGTTCCGAACAAAGCCGAGCCGACATTGAAGAACCATACCCGGTCGCCCAGCGTCCACGTTCGTGGCGGCGTGTCGAGAAGCCCGCGCCAAATGTTATCAAGCGTCACCGATCCATCGAGATTGTCCGTCACAGATTCAAACGCAATCCATTCGTGCTCCGCGCCCGGATCGCCAATCAGCGCCAAGCCCGCGCCCTGTGTGGCAATTGTGGTAGACGTTCCGGCTTCGATCAAATCCGCGTCCGTTGCAATGTTTTCAACATCAAAGCCCGCTGTGTTGTAGTCCGTGCCGGAAAGCTGGTCTAGGTTCGCGGCCAATGTCCCGGTTGGCGTGAAGTCAGTCGAGAGCGCGGCGTCATCTTCGTTGGCATTCAGTAAGCCAGTGTAATCAATATGCGTTGCGTCCGGTCGCTCAGCCACGCCAAACACACGCGGCACGTCGTCGCGCTGAAACCAATAGGGAAGTTCGCCAACGTCACCTTCCGGCACATCGTCCGCTTCGCCGCCTAACGGGTCAGTCCAAACGGTTGACGTGGTTGGTGCATAGGTTGCGGAACCAACGGCAAACACATCCTCAACAGCGGAAATCGTAATCGTACCTTCAAGCAATGTGCCGAGCGTCATTGTCGTGATTCGCATTACCATGTCAGTAATGCCTTGCTCTGGCCAACTGAACTTGAACACACTGGCCGGGTGCAGTTGCCACGCTTTGCGGTCAATTGTGCCTTTGAGCCGTGCGAGCGGCGTTGAAACTACCCGCCCTTCGCGTGCTGCAAGGCGATTCGCAAGCAGAAACGACGGACAACCGCGAAAGGTAATCTCTGCCGGGTCTGACGCGCCTTGAATTTGGTAATTCGCCGGGTTGCGCCACGTCGCGGTATTCATTTCGTAATCAACTTTCGATTGGTCTGGGAAAGAAACGCGCACTTCGCTTTTTGTGTCTCGCCAACTGCCCCGCGTAAAGCTTTGAATCTCGATAAAATCATCATTGCTGAGGCTGGGAAGGCTCCCAATCGAATAATCCGCCCGTGCCAGTGTCAGCTTAATCAATCCGCTTGCCGGGTCTGTCCAGAGCACGGCGTCAACATAGCGCAGGATTTCCGCGAGCATTTCCTCAACCGGCGATGCAGACGACCAGACGTAGGAAAAGGCCATCCCCTCAAGATGACATTCCACCGCCGCGCTGGTAAAAGTGTCTGGCTGCCCGCCTGCTGTGCCTGTGTAGAGGTGCGCTTCTGCGATGCCTGCGCCAAAGAGCGGCGAGATAAGGCATTCGTACAAGGCTTCTATCGGATTGGCGTGTACGTAAGAGTCAATTGGCGGCGAATCCCCAAACGGAACGTCGCTAACTTCATTGGCGACAATGCCGTGCGTCAATAATCGCGGAAAGCGCGCAACCTTGAAAGCAATTGGCCACAATCGCGGCGCATTGCCAATCATCCCCGATTTCTTGCCGCCAAAACTTGGCGAAAGATTGCCGAAGCTCGGCCCGTGCCAAACGAAGTAGCACACGTCTTTATAATCCGGCATCGTGACGCCGCGCTGTGCTGCCCAGTAAGCGTTGGGCAATTGGTCGCTCGCGCTCGGCAACACAATATCCATTCCGGTGTACCAATAGCCCTCGACGCGGACGCCGCCCTCTTTCTTTTCTTCGCCAAACAATGTCGGCTTGTTGATGATGACCGGATCATCCGCGCCGTTGTACAACCCTTGCCCGTTGGTGACGGGCGGGCTTGATGCGGGTAGCCACGCAGAACGGTTGTCAATCAGGATTTCAAGCAGTTTCGTCCCTTTGGCGGTTGGTTGCTGCGTCGTTCCGAAGCAGAGGCCGAATACCATCCCGATGAAGTATTTGTAGCCGATGGTGGTTTTCGTGATGAAGAATGTTGCGGGATTCTGGATCGTGATTTTTTCAGACTTGAAATCGAAGTAGTCAATCAGGAATGGGTCTTTGATAAGGCAGCGGCCAAACGCCACGGGAATCGGCGTTGATGCGTCTACGTGCGGCAAATCCAGCTTCTTTTCCGGCTTCGCGTTCTTGTTCGTTAGCAGTCCGGAAAGAATCTGCAAGCCGACTTGAATCAATAAAAGATAAAACCACGCCATTCTATGAACCGCCTCCAAAGAATCCGCCGCCACTGCCGCCGCTCACCTCACCCGGCTGACCAGCGCCAAGCCCTTGCGTGAAAATGTTCCTGTCCGGCGTCGTGAAAAAGCCGAGAAAGTTCAAGATATTGCCCGTCCCTGAAACGAACGAACCGCCAGACGGAAAGAATTTACTGCGGCAAGTCGTGTGCTGACCATCGCATCCCGCCGTAATGTCAATCGTGTCTGAAACCGCCAAGCCATCGAGGTCAAGCAGCAACGTCAAATCCGCGCCAACGTGCAGTTCAATGTGACGCTTAACGCCTGCCGCGTCCGTGATGTATCCGCCGTTGTAGTATCCGTCCGCGACAACGGGCATCCCTGTAACTGTGATCGTCAGTCCGGTGACTGCTGAAACCGTCACCGTATCCGTGAAGTCTGCCGGATCAACGCCGCATCGCGTTGAATAGACCTGTAGATTACAAGTTGGTTGCCAGCGCATCCACAGGCCAAGCCGTTTCATTTTGCCGATGTTCGGCTGGCAAGTGAGCGTTGCCTCTGATTCTTTCCAAGTGCAGTCTAAAACCTCGCCTGCAAACCACGTGGTTATTTCCGTGTCTGATTGATGCTTCCGATATACCCAAACCTGGACGCCTTCATCGGGTACGTAGCTTTTGAACAGGTCGGCAATCGGATTGTCACGCGGCACGATAATTGGAATCGTAAAATCGCCGTGATCTGATACGTGCTCAAGTTCGCCCAATCGAATCGGCGTTGGTGTGTACGTGCCGTTCTGGTCTGCCGTGCCTGTGGTGAGCGTTTGCGTGGTTGGCGCGGATGTGTAGAGGTACTCCGTTGCGCCGACAAGGAAGCGGAAGTGTTCGACCAATTGGCCGCTGAATTCGCTTATCTCTACTGAATTGTAAGCCATAAGCTATGATAAAATTGAGCTATGAACTCATCGAACTGGTACGGGCTGCTATCCGCCGTTGTTTACGCCATCCCTGTGATGGTAATCCTGTTTTTCGCGCTTGATCTGAACGGCGCATTTAACAACAAAGACGGACAATAGAGACATCGCGCTACGGAACCGAGTACATCTCTCGAAACGGTTGCTTCGTGACAGCGATGCACGTATTCTTCCAAGCTATCTCTACCGTGTCACTCTCCATCCGGCAAAAGCGGAGAAAGCTGACGCGAATCAAATTCTTATCTTCCTCATACACGAAATTCAGCGGGCAATTGATCGTTTCCGTTCCGTCGCCATTGTTTGTTGCCGCAGTGATTCGCACGCGCTGATGATGCCCCTGCGCGTACACCTGACCTTGTGCCAGATAGATAATCGCAATGTCTTTGCGCCCGCTTGCCGCATCAATCCAATCCGCATAGCCGTTTGCTTCGTAGTCAATCGCACCGCTGACGCCGTTCGTAATCGTGACAGGCTGAAAATCCTTTTCCCACGACGGCATCCAAAAGGGAACGCGCCGCCCTTGCCGACGATCCAAGAATCCCCACCACTCGCTAATTTGCGTCCGGTTCGCAAACTTCTGCGCGTAAGGAATCAACAGCGTTGGCGTTGGTCGTGCGCCCGTATCCAGCGCGACAGCGCCCGTCTGTGCGTCAATAATTGCGTAGCTTTGGTCATATCCGAAATCAAGATCATCTGACGCTTCGGTTGATGTTGGCACAGTCGGAAATTCAAACGTGTCACGGCTCAAATACTGTGTTGGCGAAAGCGCTGTGATTCGATTCGTTGAATAGCTCGCTTCATCAATTTCAAATATCAGCTTGTACGGCCTTAGATTGTGCGCGATTTGCGTTCCCTGCATTTGCTGCGTCAATCTGCCGAGGCGGGCAGGCGCGACAATGGTTCCGATTGGCCACGTTGAAACAAGATTCTCTTCAAGTGTCAGAGTTGTCGAGTTCAGGCTATCAATCGCCACGACTTCATAGCTTGAAGGCGAACGCCAGAGAATCACGTAACCGTTCGTGTCGTAGTCATAAGTGACTGTGTTGACCGTCACCGTTGCCGTTCCGCTTGTCGCCGCTGTCGTCAGCCGTTGCGCGTCCGTCCAAATCGGCACAATCATCGCTTCGTCAGACTTGCCCCAAAGGAAGTTTTCAAGCCGGGTTTGCAACACCTGCGATTGCGGTAATACCGAATACTCAAACATCCGGCGCGGGTACAATCGCGGCTGCCTGCGCTGTTCTGAGCCGTCGCGGTGCGCCATTACGTCCGTCAGCCAAGACAGTCGTTCGATAACGTCATCTGCCCAATTTTGAGGGAACGAAAATGTTGAGCCTGCCCATGCCAATGATTTATAATTCCTTTATGTTGACTGAACCAAACTCTCGGAACATTCCGCCCGCCGATGCACTATTAAGCGCGTTGCAGGATTTTAGTGAATTCACCGGATTTGACCTCGCGCCGGATACGTTAGAGCGCGTAGAGGAATATCGGCAATCCGGCAATGAAGAAGTTGTATGGGGAACCATCACAACTGATCTCGTTGACGATCTAATTAAAATCATTCCGCTTTAAGCCTCCCTTACCGGCAGCATCCAGTAGCCGCTTTCTTCCGTTGGCGGAACGATGTCGTCTGAAACAAAAAACACCGTCTCGCCATACCGCACAAAAAGCGCATTCGGCAACGCAAGTTCATCTTCCAAATCTTTCGGAATGACCAAAAACACAACCTGTGTGTTGTTGTTGATTGCGCTTTTCGACCAGCCTTGTGCAAGAGTAATCGGCGATTCGTCGCCGCAATCAATTTTGATTGTTGACGGCGCACCTTGCGAGGCGCGAAAGCCGGTGAGCGTGTCCATCACGTTTTGTAAAGCTTCTGCTTTGGTCATATCTTCAGTGCTAATTCGTGCCTTTTAACCCGCATTCTTCGATCCATCCGTATTGCCCAAAAACAGGATGAGGCTTGCGGGATTCATCCTTCGCAGCGTGATAAACGCATAATCCGTTCGCCCTCTCTTCTGTCTTTAGGCACTTATAAAGGCAGACCTGACAAGTGCTCGTTTCAAATAAAAGATGGCCTTCGCCGAAGTCAATTGGCGCAACGGCGGTTGTGACTATTAACCCGTTTACGATTGACACTTCAGGAAGTGCGGTAATATCTACGTCAACTATTATTTCTTCTGTGCGTAAAAGTGCCATAATTATACCTTCAAAGCCGCTCGCCACTTGGCAGGACTTTTCACAATTCGATTCAAGATTACTTGCTCACCCGCCGCGCTGTTCAGGAACTCTTCAGCCTGCGCCGGGTCGCTCACATTGATGATCCGCAAGCTTTGCGCGCCGCCAGATGCAGGCGCAGCGACGGGCGCGACTGCCGCCAAGCCGCCCGATGCGAACGCGCCGGAACGCGCACGGACAGAGATATTCGACAGGCCGGAAAGGTAATCGCCAATTGCGGCAGGACTCAATGAACCGCGACGAATTGCCTCAAAGAAGGATGCGCCAAACTCGCTCACACGCTGCGCCGGAATGACGTATTCGCCCGCGTGAACAATGCCCGCTGGCTGGTACTTCGCGCCGTCGCCTGTGTAGCCGCCTTCAGCAAAGCCCGCTGCCGCTGGCGGTTTTGCGCCGCCTAGGCCAATTGAGCCAAGAATCGAACTAATGCCGCCAATGATGGCCGAAAAAACAGACTTGATGCCGTTGCCGATGCTCGTTCCGATGGATTTTAGCCCATTGGCGAACTTTTCAAACGCGCCTTTGACTTTATCAAAGAAGCCGTTGAGTGCGCTTTGCGGCCCTGTCACTTCTGCCGCCGCATCCGCCCCGGCATCGCCGCCTAATCCAATAAGATCAAGCGCGGAGCTTTGCGCGCCCGCTGGAAAGAGCGTGCCTGATACGCCATTGACAGCGCTCGCTGACGTATTCGCCACAAGCGCGGCAGTATTGGCGATGGTTGCCGCCGTGTTGCTGTCCGTCGAAACCGTTGCGGCCAAATCAGCCGGGTCAAGCGTCTTGATGCCGAGAACTTTATCGAGAAACGCATTGCTGATTGGCGCAATAATGGATTTTTCGATTCTGTCACTCAAGGCGCGTGCAATAGCCTTGCGGAACGAATCAAGCACGCCGGTTGCGAAGTCACGCAAGCCTTCAAGGCTAAACCGGGCATTGGCGATGAAGTCACTAAATGCGCCGGAAAGATCATTTTCAAGGCCGTTGCGAATCTGCGCAAAAATCGGGTCAACGCCAATCTGGTCAAGCGCCTTCCGTCTGACTTCAAGCTGCAAGACTTCCGGCGATGCTGCGCCCGTCAAAGATGCCTGCGCTGCAATCTGCCGGTCTAGGCGCTCTTTTTCGACTTTCGCAAACGCCTGTTGAATTGCAAGTATCTGCTTTCGCGCTGCAATTTCACCTATCAGCCCTTGCTCAAGCTGGTTTTGGATTTCCACGCGGGCAAAATCAAATTCCGCTTGCCGTGTCGAGCCTTCGCGCTCAATTTGCCGGATGCTCGCGTCCGTTCGTAAGGCATCTTTCAGTGCTTCGATTGCCGCAACCTGTGGCGAGCCTTTGCCGAATTCCAGAATTGCCCGTGCTATCAAATCCCTGAACCGCTTATCAATATCCGCTGCCGCTGCCTCAAAGCCTTGCCCGCCAATTTCAAGCAACTGATTTGAAACATCTTCGATTTCACTTTGTAGACCGCGAAGGGCATCAATTCGTTTGCGGATGTTTTGATCCGCCTGCGTTGCGCCTTTTGTTTGTTCAGCGGCAAGTTTCGTTTCAAGTTCGACGATTTCCGCAAGAATCTTGATTCGCTCGGCTTCCGCATCGTTTGACACCTTTGCCTTTTGCGCCGGGTTCTTGGCGAGCGTTAGTTGTTTCGATTCGCGGGCATTGATTTCTTCAATCCGCTGACGTTGCGCCGCAACCTGATCCTGTATGGCCTTCTGTTCGCGGGCATTATCTTCCGCAATCAGCTTGGCTTTTTCGGCGTAGAAGTTTTCAAGGCTAATTTGCCGGTCATCCAATTGGCGCTCAAGAATCTCCGTTTGCTGCTCGGATTCCGCTTTCGATAAAGCAATCTCGCGTTCGCTAAAGGCTTTTGCCAATGTAAGCCGGGCTTCCTGTAATTTCTCTTCTGAGGCCAAAATTGCTTTTGCATCGGCATTTGTTTTTGCTTTGTCTTTTTCCTTCTGTTTGTCCGGCGGCGTCAGTGTTGTGTTGCCGCCCGTCAGGGATTTGCTGAAGCCTCTCGCCTCTCGCTTGAACTTCGCAGCCAGCGGAGCATTTGCAATATCAAGCAAGGCTTCGCGCCCGGCTTTGCCGAAGTTTCGCACCGTATCCACAACCGCCGCGCCATTGTTCTTAACCGCCGATGCGAGTGACGCGCTGGCGTTGTTCAGGATCGTGGCCACATTCTGCGCCGCCGCGCCAAGTCCAGGTACAAACGACAATACAACCGCAATCGCATTGACAGCGGCGCGCAAGGGCTGAATGAGCGCCAAGCCAATGGCCGCGCCAACCGTGATGACGGCGGAGCGAACGAGAAACAACGTTTCCCGAATGGCGGCAATCGAGAATGCAACCACCTTCAGAATCGCGGCAACGCTGCTTAATTGACTGCCCCAATCAGCGGAAATGCCAATCGTCTTGAACAGGTCAGAAACGATGCCGACGATTTGCTCCGCAATGATTTCTACCGCTTCAAAAAGCTGGTCAATGACAGGCTGGTTATCCGAAAGGAATTTGGAAATCTGCCTGATGCCGTCAATGATAAACGTAATGACGCGCTCTGCCGCCGTGCCTACACGGTCGAAGATTTCCGTCAGCGTATCGGCAATGCCCGCAAAGGCCGGGGCAATCTTGACCTTGCCGCCCGCTGTCGTGAAGATTTGCGGCAAAAGTTCATTGACCTTCGTTCGCAGCGACGTGAACAGCCCTTCGGAGACTTGCGCGGCAAGCACAGTTCCGGCTTCGCGGAGGTTCGACTTTGCCGCCTCAAACGTCTGCGCCATCAATGCGCCGGTTGCCGCTGCTACACGAAGCTTTTCATTCAAGAATTCGGCAAAGGTTCCGGCTTCTTTCGCCGCTTTGACTTGTTCGCGAGTAATTTGTAGGGCTTTCGCAACCTGCGTATCGTTGTTGATTTCACCGCTGAAGATTGCGCGCAATTCCTGCCCAAGCTGTTCTGTCTGGCCTGTGAGCGGCCCTACCAATTGCGCCAAATCTACAACCGTCTTGCGAATCTGATCCAGGTTCAGCCCAGCGGCAAGTCCCGGCCCCACGGCTTGTAAGAAGCCTTTCGAGATTTCTTCAAACGTCAAGGCAGTGCTGAGCGCATCCACGCGCAAGGCGTCAAGCTGCTTCTGTGCAATCGGCAGTGCAGCATTCAGCGCGTCAATACCTTTGAGTTGTACGCCGTTCTGATTGAGCTTGCCGACAGAAGCGATAACGGACGCGATGCCAAGCCGCGTCTGCTCAAAGCCTGCGTTGGCCGTAATGCCGCGCTCGCCAATTTCAATCAGCACATTGACCAATTGCTGACCAATGGCAACGACGCCAGCCAAGCCCAGCCCGGCAGCGACAAGGCCGCTGATAGCGACGGTAGCAATACCCGCTGAAGCTGTAATCCCGCCAAAGACGTTGCCAGCGTTGCCCGCTGCGCCAAAGAAAGATTGAATTGCGCCGCCTGTCCGACCAAGCAAGGGCGACAATCCGTTTAGGCCATTGGTAATCTGGCGAATCGCGCCAATTAGCGGCGAATTTTCATAGTTTGTCGTGAGGTAGGTTTTTTGTAGCTCCGCACGAATAGCCGCAAGTGAGCTTGGATTTGTCGCCTTTGCCAGCGCATCTGTCAGGGTTTTGATTGCGCCGGGCGTGTTGCCTGCAATCTGCTGAAGCCGAGCGATTGCCCGCGCTTCATTGAGCATTGCTGTCTCAGACTTCCCGGCAGCGGTTGCTGCGCGGGCTTCAACGCCAACGAGTTGCGTGCGTGCGCGAATCGCGGCGATTGTCCCTTGATTGACTTGACCAATCGCGTTTCTGAGCCGGATTGCCGCTGCGCCGATTTTGCCCTGTGATTCGAGCAACCGCGCCTCGGCAGAGGCAAGGGCAAGCGTCGCCTTTTCCTGCTTCTCAATCTCTGACGTGACGGCTTTTGCATTCGCAGCGGCCTTCGTAGATGCGCCCGTTACGTTCACATCGCCAGAGACAGCCTTCAATCGCTTCAACGAATCGGCAAGCTTATTGATTTGCTCCGCGCCCTTGAGCAAGACCGCAATGTCAATTGTAAGTTTGCTTGCCATTCTATTTCTTCATCTTCAAAACGTCATCAACGCTCATCGGCTTCTGCTTGCGCTTCGTCAGATCGTCAATGACGCGCTTAATATCTTGCGGCTTGCCGTGATTGCCGAGATTGATTGCGGTAATCAGTCGCGCAAAATGCTCATTCTCGACTTGCTCCGAAGCCTCACACAGCGCAAAAAACTGGCTTAGCTTCATCCTTCGGATTTCACCAATCGCAAAACCTCTTCTGTTGAGAGTTGCGATGTGCTTTGCCCACTCGTTGCCGTCGCTTTCGCTGCCGGGGCGAACAGCCCGCTTACGAGTTCGATCAATTCCGTGAACTGATCCATTTGGGCGAAAAAACTTTCATTCGCTCCGATAACCGCCGAATACAAAGCCAGCCCATCACCAAGCGGCAGTTTCTTGAACCATTCACGCGGCTTGCCTGTTGCCACCATTGCGAATTGGATGCCAACCTCCCCGGATTCCATCAGCATCGCACTGGTCAAATCTTGCGCGGCATCTCTATTCGCGGTCTTGTCAGCCATTGCTTTCCCAATTAACCCTTTTACCATTCCAAGCAACAGCGGCAACTGTTCAATCTCAAATTCTTCGACCGTCACCGTTTCGCCGCGCACTGTCACCGTTTTAGACGAAAGGCCGAGCGCAGTCGCCAACGCATCGGCCTCGTTTTTCTTCTGTTTTGTTGCTGCCATAAGCTCCCACAAGTGGCGAGCCGTTTGGCATCGCCGGGTTAGGTGATAACGATCAAGCGGCCAAAGTTGCCGAAGTTCGCATCAGTTCCAAGCGTCGCGTCATACAGCGCCGCGCCGTCCAGTTCCAGGCGTCCAAATTCGTCATTGATAACCGCGAATTCGTTGGCCGGTTGCAGTTGAATGCTGAACAACTCAATGCGGAATTTCGCGTTGCTGTCCGCCGTGTTGCACAGGTTGAAAACTACATAATAGTTAAGCTGCGCTGTGTTAAAGAACGGATAAATGGTCTGATTGGCATACGTGTAGTCAATCAGGTACGGCTGCGTGTCGCCGGTCACAGACAGCCATTTAATCAAGCCGTAATCCGCTGATTCAATCGTGTAGTCCGTGTCCAGAACCAGCGTGTTTGGGATCGGTGAAGCGGAATCCGTCAACGTGACGCTTGAAATGTCCGCGAACTTCGTCCGGCCATACGGCGTGTTGGTCACGGCGAGGCCAGAATCCGGCCCAATCTGTTCATTTGTAACGGTCGAACCTGTGATGGCAACCGCTGTTGAGCGCAAAGCCAACTGCAAGTTCTTCGTCAGCAGTTCTTCGAGCACGACGCGCAAGTTGACTCGCTGTTCGGTTTCAAGCTGCCGGTCTGTCAATCGGGAACAAGACGTTGATTCCTTATGGTCAATTGTTTCCGTTTCAAACGAAATGACGACTTCCGGCGCGTTGCCGACGAAATAAAGCTCGTTCGGTTGCCCGGTTCCCGCGTCCTTCGTGCCGATGTAGCATTTACCCTGAAAGCTGAAATAAGCCATAGTAATTCCTTATGTGATGTTCACAAGGCTGCTATGCGCTTTTCAGCGTTCGCGGGATTCGTCTGCATCGCGGCGTGCGAAACAACGTCTTCCACGGCTTGCCCGGTCTGGTTAGGTTTTCAATCCTTCAGGTCGCCTTTGCCTGAAAAGTTCTGTTTCACTTCCTCAAGATCAATCTTTCTGCCGTCCGCTACTTTTCTGAGCGCCTTGCCGGTGTCAATCAGTAATGAGCCGATGCCCTTAACGAGTCCGCCCAGCTTCTCAAGAAAAATAGACCAAAGCCGCGTGTTATCCATTCGCGTGTGACAGCGGCACGCGCCGCCTTCCTCTCATTTTCACTTGCCCTTGTACGGCGCAAGAATCTCGTTGATCGGCTCGGTTGTCGGATACGCGCACTTCAGATTTTGAATCATCCGCTGCGCTGTGTACTGGTCAATTTCAATCACGGAATCACGAAGCCAGGTTTTCTTTGCCTTGCCGTCTGTGTGGTCAGTGCTGACAATATGAATCCGCATCATCCCCGGCGCTACATCGTCCGGCTGGCCATTCGTGGTCGGGGGCGCAAGCGGGTCAAGTTCGCCGGTCGCAACCAATGCCGCCTGATCATCGGCCTTCGCAATCATTTCCTCAATTGAGAGTTTTGCCTTTGCCATCATTTCCTTTTCTTTCTGGAATGCGTAAAGAGCACAATGCTGATTCGCAATTCATCCGTTTGACTTGGCGGGATTCTGTGTTGGTAAAGCTCTTGGAATCCCGCCCTTGAAACGATCAAATCATTTTCTTCAAGTAACACCTTAGCCTCTGCTTCATTGCCGTTCCGATGTCGAAATTCCATCACTCTACTTGCGCCGAACGACAGCACGCCCATTTGCGTATTCGGCTCAAGTAGCGGCCCGCCATCAGAATGCCAATCCACGTAATCACTGGCAGCGTCGTAACGGACAACAGACACATCATCAAATTCAATCAGCGCATCAAGCCCGGCGCGTTTCAACAGGCGAATCAGGAAGTGCGCCGCTTCGTTGTTCGTGTTGTCACTTTGCAAGGATCGTGAAAGGTGCATTGCCAGGCGCTCAATGCGCGTGAATGGCAATTCTTTCAGGAATTCAAATATCACGGGCAGCGCGATAGACGGTAGTACGTTTTTGTGAACTGCGTAGCCTTCGATCATCGGCGACTGTTAGACCTGAACTCGAATCGTGCCGTACCCCTTGCGGACTTCATCTAGGTGAAACATTCCAACAATCGGGAATTCCGCAATCTCATCGCTAATGAAATCAATCCGGCTCGCCGCTTCAAACGTCACACGAAATATCTCTAGCCGTATTGACTTATTGCCATCCGCTGAATTGACGCCCTCAAGCAGCAAATAGTATTCGCCAGAATTCCCGTTGGGGTTGAACGTAAACTCTCTAAACGTCTTACCATCACTGACCGTCTCTGTCCCGTCGCCTCCAAACAGCAACGGCCAGGTTTCTATTTGCCACGCTTCAGGGACTATTTCGATTCGACCACTGGAAAACACCGATAATTTAGGGACGTTGCCTAGAAAGCAGAACTCGCCAGGGACGCCATACGCATCGCGCTTGGCAACCATTACCCTGCCTTGACCGGAGAAGTACTTCGACCGCTGCTTTTCTTGAATCTTGAAGTCAGTCAAACGCATTCCCGATGCCGATTCTTGATGCTCGTTTTTCATAATCCACACTCTCAATCTGCCGGTGTTCGGTAAAGCTCAACGTCCAATCTACACGCCGCAAAGTGCGCCCATTCCGCGCCCATCGAAACAATGTCCAAATCCGCCTCAACTTGAAGCTCGCCGTGTTGCTTAATGCGCGAACCGCCGCCGCATTCCGTTGTGGCAATGTTCAGCCGGGGATTGCGGGCAAACACTTCGATTACATCATCAAGCAAATCAATGAACGTCTCTGTCGAGTCCGTGTTGGCGGCTTCGCTTCCGTGCGCGTAACGGTACAAAAACCAAATCTTGTAACTGATCTTTGAATCCAACCGGTAACTTGTCGCCGGATCGCTTGCATCCCAGGCGACGGAACCAACGCGGCTATTCTCGCTGCGCCCGCGCCCAATCATCCATCCGTGAATCTTGCCCGTGTCCGCGCCGCTTGTCGGCTTGAGCAAGTTCGCGTTTTCGCCCGTCACCACATCCAAAACAAACTTGGGCAAAACAATGGCGGCGGTGTCTACGCTTTCAATGAGCGCCTTAATCGCGTTCCTGATTGCAAGGTCATTGGGTAGCATTTGCCTTCGCTTCCGGCCAAGCCTGCCGCTTCGCCGCTTCCATTTCCGCAATCAGCTTGTCAACATCTTCCGGCGTCCGAAACGATACCCAGACTGTGCATCCGTCGCATTCCGCCAGCCAGACGCGCCCGCCGTTGGCGAATACTTCCACGGGCGGATTATCCTTCGCTGATTGTGCGCTTGAGTTCATCGGTAAAAATCTCTTCAATCCGTGGCGTTGCCGTTTCCATCGCCCGTTCCATAAACAACTTCGGCTTCACGCCTCGCTTGCCAATCACCGCCGCAATCGCAAAAGCCACTTGGCGAATATCGCGCCCGCCTGTGTCTATCGGTTTGAGCGCAATCCATTTCACAATTGCATTAACGGGCGGTCGCTTGCCGGGCTTGCGGCCATAGTTCGCAAAGGACGCATAGGTCAACGCGGAACCAATAAGCCAGGCTTTGATTGCACCGCGAGTTTCAAACACCTTTTCAACAGAGCGAAGCAGCGAAAATGAAGCGATTGCGCCGCTTTGAATAATGCCGGATCGTACTTCCTCGACCGTTGCACGTCCGCTGGCTTCGTGCGCCACATCAAGCGCTTTGCCGAGCCGGGCAGGGAGCGATTGAAGGGCAGGGGAGATTGTGATTGCGACTTCAGCCATCTATACAGCCTCGCCCGTCGCGGAACAGGTTAGCAGCCAAACGAGCGGCGCACCTTCCGGTTCGCGTTTCCCTTTGATCTTATATCGCTTCTGATTGAAAACAACTGTTGCCGCGTACCGCCTCACATCTGTCGGATTCCAATGCGGCGTTTCCGCGACTAATACCTGCAATTCCTGTTCGCCTGTCGTTCGATCTTCCGTAAATTCCGCGTACCATCCAGCGGTAATCGTTCTGCCCGTTTGCGCGTATCCGGTTGCGGTGGCTCTTTCCATTTTCAACCCAGTCGTCATCTTTCGCAGCCGACGAAGTCGGTCATACGTATGAATCATTTGGTTGGTCATCTGGTCAGCCATCTTAATTCCGAAGCGTTCCGCCACTCACGCCTGACAAAAACGGTTCAAGTAAATCGTAAACCGCCTGCGGTAACGCTTTTTGCCCCGCGCTTCTTGACGTGCTCGCAGTGGGAGCGATTCGTACAACGCCCGTTCTGATTTCCACGTTTTCGATACTTTCAGGATTTAACCACCAATCATCTACACTGGCGATGATTGCCATCTCGCACTGCGCTTCCGCGATTGGCAGCGGCACGGCGTCATCAGTCCAAATACGTCCGCGCTTGTCCGTCCAATCTCCACTCGATGGCGTCGCTCCAGTTCCAGGCTGCGGTTGATACGTTGCCAAACGCGGAAACTCAAGCGCCTGGGTAGTTGTTGCCCGTGAGCCAATATATTTCTGTTTTTCAATGATCCGCATCACGCGATAGAGCAAACCTTCCGGCTCTTGAATCGCTTGCCATTCGGATAATCTACCGGTCGCATCAAAGTACGTATCCGCGATTGTCACGTCCGCGTAGCTGTTCGCATTCGAGGCTCCCGCTGTGATAATCAGCGCCATTATGCCCCCGCTCGCTGATGCAAAAAGACACTCACGCCACCGACAATCAGCGCATTTGCCAGCGTAATCTGACTGCCGCCCGGCACTCGGTCATTTGATGCGCCTTGCACGTCGCCAATTGCACCGTGCGCCGAATCTGCCCACGCGCCGCCGAAGTTGCCATTGACCGCAATCGCGGACTGAATCATCATTCCGTTTCGGTAAAGCTCGACTTTGCCAGTTCCAGGCTCAACAGAGATGACGAATCGAAGCGGGTCAAGCCCTCCGCGAAGCAGGGAAGATGACCAGACACCACTTGCCAGCGTTTTCGCTACAGAAATCGAATTGCCGCCCGTGCCTGATGTTTTCGCCGTTGCGATCATCGTATCACCTGCGCCCGCCGAAGCTGTCACGGTCGGATGTAGCGTTGTTGCCGCCGCATACAGCGTGCCTGAGCCAGCGCTGAGATTGATTGCGGCAATTAAGTTATCAATTGAATCTGACGCCGAAGCGCCAATCAGCACATTGCCGTTGACATTCGTCAAGACAGTCTGAAAGGTGTACGCCTTGCCGTCAATCGTCACCGTCTGACCATTCCCCGCATTGCCCGAAAGCGTCAGCGTAGCTTTTGCAACCGTCAGCAGCATCGCATCCGCTGCATTGAGCGTCACGCCATCATCCGCACTGCCTGAGCCAGCGCCAGCGGCTACGTTTACATCACCGTCATCAACCCAAACCGCAAGGCCGCGAGTATCACTGCCAAAGTCCAACACTAGCCCAGCGCCGACACCGGAGCGCGAAAGCGAAAAGGCGAACGTAACTGGCTGTTCGCGGGATGTGTCGTCACCGAAAACCGCCGCCGTATCAATGTCTGTGTCCGCAATCGTAAAGCTATGCGTTCTGTACAGCGCGGATGCAGGATCGCGGAGCGCCCTGCGATTCTTGCGCTGATAATAACGGACAGTTGACAGTTGCGATAATGAAATCATTGAACGACTTTACCCGCGAGCGGACGATGCGGAAACTTATTGCGATTCTTTGACGCAATCGCAGCATCAAGCGGCGAAACGTGGATCGGCGCAAGCTCGGACGGATTTACGCCGAGCGCGACAATCTCATTAAGCCGTTGCACGCGGTTTGCCCTGACTTCCGTGCTGCGTTCGATGACTTTTTGAATCTCCAATTGGTTTTCGTGTGGGCTTTTGACGCCCTCGATTGCAACTGTCAATTCATCAATCTGCTCAACGAGCGCGGCGCGTTTTGCCTGCAATGCCCGCATTGAGGCATCAAGATCAGTCAGTTCCGCCTCAAGCTGAATCTTCTGCTCTGACGGCGTAAGGGCTTGCGCCGCTTCCTTTGATCGCTCATCAGGAAGCGGCCAAGCTTCTTTTAGTTCTGTTTGCTTCTTAGCCATAATCTTTAAGCGTAATAATCCACGATAACCGCCGTCGCATCGAGCGCAGTGGAAAGCGTGATTGTGTTTGATTCGAGCGCTGATGCGCTGACAGCAACCGTCGGCGCAGTGCCTTCCCTGACATTTGCCAGGAACGCGGCAATGACCTGATTGCGGCTGAACTTCTGCGGAAGCCCAAGCTTCGCGCCGGTTCCAAATGCCGTTGTTGCCGCCGTGCCATCGTGAATCGGCAAGTCAATATACGTGACGGTCTGGAAGGCTTTATTGCCAACAACAGTCGTTCCTGAGTTTTCCGTGAAAACCGGCAACGTCTCGCTAATTGCTGCGCCTGCCTTGTTCGTTCCGACAACGACTGCCTGAATGTTGTTGATGTCGGCAGCGGTTCCGCCGCTTGTCGCTGTGATATTGCGCGGCACTGCCGGATTCGTGATGGTTGCGGTTTTGATGACAGAGGCAACGCCCAAGTCTGTAAATGCAGCCAGCACTCCGTCAACCGTTTCTTCGTAGACGCCAACGCTGGTTGTTGCGCCTAAACCATCGTGCGCGGGGATTTCAATAGACGTGATTGTCTTGAAGCTGCCAACGCTGGTCACAGTCCCCGCTGTGTTGACAGTAAATACGGGCAGCGATTCCGTGAGCGGATCGCCAGCGGCATCCGTGCCAATCACAATGACCTGAATGGCCTTAATGTCAGCGGCGGTTCCGCCTGCGGTTGCTGTAATGCGCTTCGCGGTTCCCCGGCTCCATAGTGTGGTCGCATTGTAGAAGCGATGGAATTTCCCGTCATCTGTGAATGCGGCCATCACTGCCGTTGTAGCGCCAAGCGCGGGCGATCCGGGCGCAAAACTGCGAATTTCCAGAAAGCGCCGATTTCGATCAATCGAACGTGGTAGACCTTTTGACATTTCGTGTTCCTCCGAATTGAAAGACTACAAGGGCGCAGCTAAACCACGCCCTTACGGTGATGCCATTAGCTTAGGCTTCGCGGGTAATGAGCCGGGCAATTTTGACTTGCTTTCGCTCCGGGTAGACACGCATCCAGCTATCCGCGTGCGCCAGATTGCCCGATGTTGCGGCGTTTGCAGGCCCGCCCGATGTGACCGTGCCGACGAACTTGTTGCCAACAGGGTGCATAATCAATTCCCAGCGATGATGCAGCGTTTCGCCGCCGCCGCCGTTGCCGGAAAGCGGATTACGGAATGTCTCTGTTGGTGTCTTTGGCCCGCCCTGCCCAAGCCGGACAGCGCCACGCCCAAAGAGCCAGGTATTGTAGACGCTGGTTGCTTTCGGCATCGCGTCATCAACGATAACTTGCACGCCTTGAAACGTCGGGATATTAACCACGCCTTGAGAGTCAGGTATGAAGTCAATCAAATTGTTTTTCTGCATCCGCGCATAAACAACCGAATGCACCATCATCAACGCCAAATCATCCATCGAATCGCCCATCGTCAACTTAGCATCAATGAAAGCTTCGGCAGAGAAGTTCGTTACGCCGTCTGTAAATGACGATCCTGAAATGTCGTTCGTCATATCGCCCGCCGTATGCTCGGAGCCAGACGGCGCAGCGGCATTGTCGGCAAACAGGCCGGTGATGGTTGCGACGAATACATCCTGATACCGGCGCGCACGATACGCTGCAACACGTGAAGCGATGGACGCCATCGGGTCGCTTCCTGCCAAGTCGCCCGCAAGGTCTGACGTTTGCCAGACTTGGTTGCGGCTCAAGCGGACAAAGATTTCATCCACTGCGGCGGTTTTCTTTGGCGTGGCATCGGAGACGGTAGGGAGTGCGTCAGACGATACGTTGTCCGCATCGTCGGCGAGGTCTTTCCAGCTTGGCGCGTTGCCGGTGTTGCCGCCTCCCAAAAGGAATTGGTCAAGCATCGGCTCGCTGACGAGTGCGCCGGAACCGATGAGGCGCGATTTGACTTCGGTGAGTTGTTGAACGTAGGGGTTAAATACTTCAGGGACGATAACGTCCGCGATCTGTGTACCTGCCATATAAAGCTCCAATTTGCTGTCAAATCAGAGCCGCGTCCATGACCCGCCCTGTAGGTTTCATTTAAGGCCCGATGTCATCATCCGGCCCGGTTACAATGCTTCAAGAATCTATGCGGCCTTTGCCTGCGGTTTTGCACCGCCAATGGATGTCCCGGCTTGCTTGGCCAACTGTTGCGCCTTTTCCATTCCGTGTTTGCTGATGTACTGTCCCTGATCGGTCAGGTTCCAGTTCTCGCCTTTCCACGGATTCAAACCACTGCCGCCGTTGCCCGTGTCGCCGCGTGCGCCACCGCCTTCACTTGGCCCCCACCACAACGGGCGCTTGGCCTGCATTTCGCTAAACCATATGTCAGCGGTAATGCCGGGCGTCACGCCTACGCCGTCTTTCGTGACGACGCGGCCATCGCTGGAAATCTCAAACATCCGTTCCGCATTAAGTAAAATATCTTCTTCCGCTTCCTGCGCTGCCTTGACTTGCACGCGAGCTTTGCGGACTTCATCGGTAATCAATCGCAATCTGTCTTTCGTTTCCAGTCCGATCAGCTTTTCCGTCGCGGTTTTCAGCTTTTCTTCCGTTAGTGTCTTTTCGCGCTCAATCGGTGCAAGCTTCGTCTTGAGGCGGCTTTCGACAATCTCATTCAACTTGGCCTCATCAACCTTGCCGCTTGCTGCGGTTTTAAGTTCGTCGTATCCATCGAATGCCTCAATGACGGTTTTCAACTGATCGTCGGACATTTCCACGATAGATTGATTGTCAAAGTGAAGCGGTCGCAAACGATCCTTCGTGCCTTTGTGCGCGAGTCGTTCCGCGTCCAGGCTTCGCTGTACCCGGTCAACATCTTCCTGCGTTTTCAGCCCTGCGATGCCGGTCAGTTGCCATTTGCCGTTCCGTTCCGTGAACAATTCCCGGTGATTTTCGGGAATGTCGTCTTGCTTTTCGTAAACAAGATTCAACGCCATGCGCAAATCCTTTGTGTGTTACCTTGCCGGATCAATCCGCCAAGTGCGCCGTGGTCAACCAAAGCGCGGAGAAGGAGTGCCGCCCCAGAGGGGCAAACGACGACCCCCCGCCCTCGGCAGTGAAGCAGTGCGGCGCGACTTAGCGACGCCTGCGGAATGGAGACGGGCGAGGGCTGCCTTTTGTCTTCCGCCCGCCCCGCTGCCCCGTTTCGGCTACGCCGGATGGCGCTAAGTATTCAGCTTAAGCCAACCTCGAAGAAACTGAATCTCTTTGGATTGAGCCTCAATTACCCTGCGAGCAAATTTATCGATCTCGCCAGAAAGCCCGGTTTTGATAACTTTTTCGGACATCTCAATCGCCATTTGGTGATGCGGAATCATTTCCTTAGCGTACTTGATGTCATTCTTGATGTCGTACTGTGAAGATGAAGGCATTTCCATTTTATTTATCCTTTTTGGTTCATTAGGCACTGTTGATTTATAAGCTTGACGCGGAGCGAGAGCGCACGGCAAGTATTTGCTTGTGATATTCAAGATCGCGCTGCAATGATTCGATCATCAGTTTTTGCTTTCCAATGATCTCATTGCCCCCATTGATTTGCCTTTGTTTTGAGGCTAGTTCAAGGGATACAGCGGAGTTGGCAGCGTCTAGCCCATTTGCGAAATGGCTAATCCGGCAATGGTGGCAATTGCAATCCTGCTCGCAAGCGTCCCACTGCGCGCACTTCGGAAATTTCTCTTCCTGCAAATCGCGCAGGAAGTCTGCGGCTTCGCCAATTTCGAGATAGTCAGTGTTAGGTGAAAGATGGTTATTCATAATGGCATTAACGGACAAAAGGACGACCGTGTGCAACTTATTTTCGCAACCCGCCCACTTCAAGAAAACCCGAAGGGGCGGCGGAATCTGTAGAAACGAGCGGCACCCCAGAGGGGTGGTAAGCGAGTCACTCCTGGCGGGCGGAACTCCGCTAAACCAAAAGCGCGACAGTCGTCCCTTTCGGAATAACTGCCGCGCTCATCTCGGTCACGATAGCCTTGTTGAGAAGTGGTGTCAGCCCATTGGGTTCATGATTCCCAAACTGCGCGCGCGGACTGACATAAATTAAGATATTGCGGCGATGGGAATTGAACCCACTATTTCAAGGTTATGAGCCTTGCGACTTACCGGTCGTCCTCACCGCGTCAATTTCAAAACGTCCGCTACGGTAACAAGTCCATCAGTCACCGTAGCGGGATGGAGTAAACTAAGCAGCAACCAGTGTTGCAATCGCCTTATAGCACAAGACTTTCAGCTTTGCTAGTGCATTCGCGCCGCGCAGATGGCCCCCAGCGGTTCACCGCGCCGCAACCGCCCGTTGCCTTTCGGCACGTAAACACTACCGGCCCCAGAAATTCAGCTTCGCCGATGAACAATTGCGTATTCGCCGCGTCCATTTCGCCAAGCGGCTTCCCGCATCCACAACAGCATTTCGGCTGAAGCTGTAGCGCGGCGCGGGCGTCAGGATCGGCAAGCATTATCATTGTGCGACGTGGGGAATAGCTCATAAGCTCAGTGCGTCCTGATAGTCAATTGCCGGTCAATACGATCTTCGGTTGCAATGCGCGCTGCCTGCCATACGCAGATGCAAAACAGGCCGAAGCTACAGAGCGATGCGATTAAAAGTGCTGTCATAATTGACTCCCATTCGGACTAATCTAATAAAACAATTTGCTTTGATTCTTCAATTATTTCAATGTTCGGCATAAGCTCTCTGAACAAATAAATAGCATTACATAGTAATTGAGTTGCAATTGCTCGATTTGGCGCGCAGCACAACTCATCCACAACAACTCCATCTAATGTTTCAAATTTAATCCTGTAACGCTTATTTTCCATTTTGACTCGCGGGAACGTCTGGCGGTTGGCCCGTTACAGGCTGCGGCATCAATTCCATTTTCGCTTTCTTCTCTTCCATCACCTTCGCCATTTCCGCCACAAACTTCTTATCCGTGAATTCGTTTTCCACAAGTAAATCGTGAACAGACTCATCCGAAAGCGGCAAGCCTTTTTCGCGTGCGCTTTGCAAGTCAAGGAATTCAGCGGGCGTCATTCCCGCTTCGACAAATTCCGTGTTCGGGAAGACATTGACCTTTGCCGGGTCTGCGCCCATCCATTCCGCAATAATGCGAAGCATTGATTGAAGCCCTTCGCCGCCTGTCAGTGCAATCTGTTTCAGCGTAACCGTCTGCGCTGCTACTCGCACTTTCAAGGCTTCGCCGGATTCCTTTTGCCGCGACGACGTATCCAGCATTTGCCCGGCAATCTCTTTCGCTTCGTTTCGGTCATTTTCGAGCGCTTGGCGTTGCTCCGGCAATCCGGCTGAGTTTGTGCCGATGAATTCCGTTGGGTTGGCAGCGTCCAATGGCGGACAAATCGTCGCGCCGTAGCCGATGCGGTAGGTTGTTTCAGGATCGCCGCCTGGAACGACTAATGTATCCTGCGATTGCGCGAATAGCCCTTGCCTATAATCCGCTTCGCCTCGATAGATCGTCAAGCACAAGTCCGCCAATTCATCCATCGGCGGCATTTGTGGGCAGGGTACAAGGTCAGTCGCGTTGATAAACACGAACGGAATTTTATTGAGCGTCTTGCCGCGCAGCTTCGGCTCCATCAATCCGTTTTCATCAAATCCGTTCGCATCCAAGAATACGCCTTGCCTGTAAACGCCCATCGGTTCCGCTGCCGTCACGTCACCAATGACCAGCACGCGATATTTGATGACTTCAACCCATTCAAAGTTGGCGTTCATTACCTTTTCCGTTTCATTCAAAACGACAAGGTTCAATGACTGGATAACCGGATTCCCGCGCTGGCCATCGTTCCAATTCGTAATGGTCTCAGCGGAATAAAGCGCAATCGCGGGCATAGACTCAAGCGTCTTACCTTTCGGCATGTCGCTCATCAATCCGACTCTGCCAACCGTCAACTGCTCTGCGTTAATGCGACGAAGCAGCAAGGACAAGGATTCGCCGGATGTGCTGGCGAGCGTTCGCAGCGGTTCCATCGCAGGCGGCAATTCAATCACGGCGGCTTGGCTGTGCATCGCGCCAACCATCTGTTCGACAGCACGTTTGACGTAATTTGGGAACCGCGCACGCTTTTTGTAAGCGAGGTAGTTCTTGTAGCCGTCTTGGTGTGTCAGCATCCCGTCAATCAATTGGCCGGGCGTGGCGGGCAAATAACACCGAGCCTTTGTTGAGTCGCCCGTGTCTACAGCCTTAATCCACGCTTCGCCCTTGTAGCAGTCGCGGAGCTTTTGCCACGTTTCGGCCATATCTGTGTATTGTGGATGCCTTGAGTCTAAAGCCATTCTTTTATCCAATGCCTGCGGAGCGGCCTGAGTGAACCTTTGGTGGTCGCGGAGCCATCAGCCTATATCGTGTCAAATCGCCTAAGTGATCTTCCGCGTCCGTGTCTACATCATCCCGCTTTTTCTTGTCACGCGGCAATGAGGGGACAGTGCGAATCCATTGTAGGCAAGGATCAAAGATAAACAAACCGGATTCTTCCATCGGCGTTCCCGTTGCCGCTTTCAGGTATCGGCGGATGCGCTCCCATCCAATCTTTCGACTGCCCGGCGACTTATCAGCCTCAAGCCATTTGATGCCCACCTTTGCCATATCATCGGCGATGCTGACGCCATTCTCCGCGTCAAAGATGGAACTGTCAGCACATCCCGGCTGCACTTTGAACGGCATCTCAATTTCACGATCTTTAATGCCGCGTGCAATCTCAATGGCCAGCATCTTGCAGCCCTCGTTTGGCCGTCCGTTCCATCCGTACCACTCATCAATCAGAAACACTGAGCCACGCGGATAATGCCTTCCGTTGGGCGCTTGCGTGCCGTCGCTTTCTGCCCACCACGCGACACCAAAGGGCTTGGATGATCCCCAATCAAATGTGCGGTCAACTTTCCAGCTTTTCGGAATGTCAAATGGGTCAATGACGTGAATCGAACGACGCCACAAATCATCCAGCATTCCGCCCGCTACGATATTCCAATCGCCCCAACGCCAAGCTTTCTCTAACGCCTCATCGCCAGCGGTTGCCGCCTTGACGCGCTTCCAGTAGTCAGGATCATTTTTCAGTAGCGCCGGATTGTCGTCCAGTGTCGAGGGGATGAAAACGCGCCACGTCTCAGCCTCTTTGTCATAGAACGGACTAAGCGGCGGGGCAGGGTCAATGTATCGCGCCTTTACCCAGTTGTGGCCAACGCCACCCGGATTCCCAGATGCCCGGAAACTCTTATCAATTGGCGCATCGCCGGAACGAAGGCAAGCGCGGAGCTTGTCTATCGGTTTCGGGTCTGGCCAGTTCGTAAGCTCATCAAAGGCCATCCAGGTATAGGCGTGTCCCTGATACCTGTCCGCATCAGCGTCCCTGTCCAAATACCGAAGCTTGAGCGTTGAACCATTTGCAAAGAACCATGTGCGCTTTCCGCTGTTATAGACGCCGCCAACAGCGGGGAAGATGCGGCTCGCTCTATCCTGAACTTCGTCAAGTTCGTCATACGTCCGGCGAAAGAAAATCCCGCGTGCATTTTCGCCGTGCAGGTCAGAGTGACTAAGCCAGTCGCCAAGCAAGCCGTAAGTCTTACCGCCGCCGCGTGCGCCGCCATAGAAAACATCTTCAATCGGGCAGCTAATCAGCGAAGTTTGCGGCCCCGATTGCGCCTCAAATACTATTCGCTTTGTGCCTTTTGCAGACGTTCCCATTCTTCCCGGCTTTGCGCTTTCACAGGCACACGAATAATCGAGTGCTGTAATTCGCCTTCAATGGCTACGGTTTCTTTCGGCTTGCCGAACGTGTAGGCCATCAGTATCTTAATTGCTTCAAGGTTGCCCGCATTCGCGAGGGAAGCAAGTTTCTTGATTGTCTTTTTGCGACTATCAACCGTCCAGCACTCATCAAGCAGCGCGGTCAAACCAAGTTCTTCGGCTTTCGACTTTCGCCCGCTTCGACCTTTTACTCCGCCTTTTCCTTTTACTCCGGCCATTATGTTTTCTAATGTTTTATAACTTAAACTGAGGCATCAGTTACGCCCTTGCGCCAAATCACTTCCCCATCGGGAATGATTGTCGCCGGGTTGCCGCCGCTGTCAATCGCCTGCACATCCCAATAATACCGCTTGCCCGCTGTGAACAGGGCAGTGTCCGTTTTCGACAGCGTGAAGCTAAAGACGACGGAGGTTGTGCCTGTAAAGCTTGTCGTGGTTTTCTGCACAATTGCCGCCGCGTCGAGGTCGCTCAGGCTGCGCTTAAAGGTCAGCCAAGCCTTTGACAATGTAATGCCAGCGGGAACTGTTGCCGTCACGCTCACAGGTACGGCATCGCCGGTTATCGGGTCTAATCCGTCACTGCGTTTGAGTTCCGTCGCCATTTAGCACTCCAAGTTGACAGCAAAGCTATACGTTGGCCATTCGCCGATTACGCAAATCGGCACAATCAGCGGTGTGACTTCGACAGCCGAAGCCGCTGCGCCGCCGCCGAATAGCGCATTGCCAAACAGAAAACCGCCGAATAATGCTTCCTCTTCGCCGCCCATTTAATCACCAAGCTCCGTTACTTTCTCAACCAAGACTTCCAAGTATTCGCCGCAACATTCCGGTTGATCGTCAAATTCGTCGTAACATTTCAGGAAAGACCGCGCGGCTTCGGCGATTTCTTTGACCTTTGCTTTTTCGTCTTCCGGTGTCATTTATGCCGCCTTTACTTTCTTCTTTCGAGTAATCTGCGTCACCTTTTCCGTTTTCGGTTGCGCTTCCGTTTCAGGTTCGCCAATCAGCCAGCCAAGCGAAAACAAATCCGCCGTGCTGATTTCCGCCTTGCCAAGTTCCTCAATTGTCAGCATTCGGCAACCGTCCAGCGTGATTTCCTCTTTCAAGAGTTCCGTGAATTCGCGGCTGAAGTCTACCATCTTCGCTACCGGAACCTTCCATTGTTCCGGTTCATCTTCTGTGCTCGTTTTCTCGCCAAGCCGCTTGATAAGCTCCGTGCGCAGGTCTTCCGTGCGCTGATATTCCTTGTCCGCCGCTTCGATTGCGCGCTTCAGGTCGTAAGCAACGGGCAAGGGCAGGGATTGAGTCGCCAAGCGGTCAATCGGATTGGGCGTTTCTGGCGTCAAACGCTCAAAGGTGTTGCGAATTTCTTGCAATGTTGTCGTAATCATTTTTTGAGGGTTTCCTTTTTGTTATGGTAAGTCAGTCAAAACCGGCGCGACGATCTTCTTTTGTTCTGTCCGCTCCCGGCTTTGTCTGACGGTTTCACGAATCAGATATTGAAGCTCTTGATTGAAAAATGCCTGCTTGGTCGGCCTTGTCCCTGCGTCCATCGCTTCCCATCCGTACACGTCCGCAAAAGCGTCAATCACGGCGTCTTTCGCGGCGTTGTCACGAAAGACAATCAGCGTGGCGCGTGGATAAACAGTTGCATCAGAGTCAACAGAGTTGTTGCCTTGCCGAACGTCGAATAACTTTGTTGGTATTGCTGGCATAAATCCCCTTTGTAGTTACCCGTAAATCCAGTTCGTGCCATCGCTGTAGACAGGCACTTGATTTGAGCCGCCGCCCGCTACCGTCGTTCCAAGTCCTAAAATCAGCGTCGTACTGGCGTCTGTCACAAAAGCAATCGCGCCTGCGCCCGACGCGGACGCGCTTGGCAATGCGGCAACCGTGTAACTCGTCAGTACAGCGGTTCCGTTTTTAACCGTCAATCCTGTCGTCTGTGTTTGCGCGCCCGTTCCACTCGCCACGGCAATCGGGCTTTGTAGAATCAAGCTTGAGATTGTGCCGGTTCCGGTTCCCGTGCCGGATTGAATCGTCATCGTCGCGCCGCCGACATTTGAATCCGTGCCAGCGCGTGATCCTTGCGTGCTGATTTTCTGATTGACAGGCGATGCAGCATTCGCCGCGCCGTGGGCAATATCTGCCGCTCCATTGCGGCGGAGAATTAAGTCTGTAGACCATTGCAGCGTTGATCCGCTGACTAAAGTAGCCGCCGAGTTGGCAACTAGCAGATTGCTGGAAAGCGTAACGCCAGCCGCGCTATTAATCACTACGCCAGTATATGCGCCGTTTGCACTTTGGAAAGAAACAGACGTAGGAGTCGCAACTAAGTTGCCGCCGCTGGTCATTTGCCAGACGTTCGAGTATCCACCCGCGTTTATCTGGCTGGCGAATGCTAAATTGGCAGATGGATTTGCTGATCCCTGAACCGGCAATACATACGCTCGCCAGTTGACCGTCTGACTTGCCGCCGTCGCCGTCGTTTTCCAGCCTTGCGCCGTCCAGACCAAATCAGGCGAAATCTGCTGCGCGCCCGCCGCCGCTGCCGTGTTGTTGATTAACTCAAGTCCTGTTGCGTTCGTGACGCCAAGCGAATTGCGCGTAACGATTGCGCTGGTCGTAATGGCGGGTGTCGTCAGTTCCGCGCTTGTGGCAATCAGATTGCCGCTCCCAAAAGTAACATTCGTTCCGTCTGACGTCGCGCCGCTGATGCCGCCAAATGCCCCGGCGTTGTTGCGCTGAAGCTGCGTATTCGACCCGCCCGGCGAACCACCACCGCCCGCCGCCCAACTGAGCACGCCATCACCCGCCGCGTCTGTCAGCACAGTACCCGCCGCGCCCACTGCTGGCGGCAGCGAATACGTAATGCTTGCGCTCTGTGCCACGGCCTTGAATGCGCTGTAATTCGTTCCTGAGCCTGACGGTTCCAGAAAACGAAACTCTGCCGCTGTCGCGCCGCCACCGAAGTTAAGCACGGTTGCGGACGCTCCCACGTTGATCGTGGTTGCCGCGCCAAACGCATTTACGGTCGTTGCTGTGGTGTTGACAAGCGCAAATATTGTTGAAGGTGTCGTCAGTTCCGTTGTGACCGCAAATCCGCCCGTTGCGCTGGCGACGGTGATGTTGGCCGTGCCGTCAAACGAAACGCCGCCAATCGTGCGCGCTGTCTGTAAGGCGGTTGCCGTACCAGCATTGCCACTCACGGATGTCTGGTCGCCGGTATTCGTGCCGCTATGTGTGCCGCCGTTCAGTGTGGCATTGCCGCCGAGCGTGAGCGTGCGGTCCGCGTCGCCAACCACGAGCGTGAGCGTTCGACCAGCGGTAAGCGTTTCATTGCTCGCAAGCGTCAGGTCGAAAGCGCCCGTGCCTGCGTTGCGCAGGCTAAAAGCGGTAAGCGCGGTAACGCTGCCGCCCGCAATGGTTGGCGCAGTCCCAAACACAAGCGCACCGCTCCCGGTTTCGCCGGTCACAGCAGCCGCGAGATTCGCGCTTGATGGCGTGGCCAGGAATGTGGCAACATTCGCACCAAGCCCACTGACACCGGACGCAATTGGCAACCCGGTCGCGTTGGTAAGAGTACCACTGGACGGCGTACCCAATGCACCGCCATTCACGACGAATGCGCCAACGCTGCCTACGTTGACAGCCAAAGCAGTCGCAACGCCGGTTCCTAAGCCTGAAATTGCCGTAGCAATAGCAATCTGTCCGCCGCCCGCCGCATTCGTGTGATCGTGCGTGGCATTCGTAAAACTGCCGATTGTTGGCGTCGTCAGTGTTTTATTTGTCAGGGTTTGCGTGTGCGCTTCAAAAACAAACGTGTCGCCTGCGCCAAGCAAGGGCAAGGTAACAGTACGATCTGCCGCTAGCTCACTGACCGCAAAAATATATTGATGGTCAGCCGATGTGTCATTTATTTGCGGCGTCGTCAGCACGGGCGAATCATTAAACACAGCCAGACCGCCGCCAGTCTCATCACTCAGCACGCCGCGCAGTTGCGCGCTTGTTGTAGCCGCGAATTGACTCAGCGGGTTGCTTGTGAGCGCATCACCGCCGCCCGGTATCGCCTGCCAGGAACCATCATCGCGCAGATACTTCGTTCCGTCCGGCGTTCCTGTAATCGAGAGCTTGCTGATTGCGATTGATCCGGCAAGCTGGCCATTTGTAATGCCCGCCGTTGCGGAAAGCTCTACCGTGGTGATGCCGGAAAGCCGGGCAAGTGGCACGGTTCCTGCGCTCAAGTCTGACGCACTGCCGGATGTGGCAATCGTAGCAAGGCCAAAGTCGGTTTTGACCTGTGCGATGGTTCGATTCGTCCAAACGCCAGCCTTGCGTTGGATGATGTCGTCATTTGACGGCGCGAGCGCGGCAATTGCGGACAGGTCAGCATCAAGCGGCTGATACGTTCCGCTCAAGTCCGGGATGTCTCCGGTTGCCAGAACGCGCCACAGCGAGGTTCCCGCCGTCGTGTTACCCACGAGAAACTTGCCAACCGTTGGCGTTGAAGCGCCGATGCCGACTTTTGTTTGCAGCGCAATCTGGCTTGCGTTTGGCGTGGTCAGATGCGCCGCCACTAACCGCAATCGAACATAAACCGTACCCGTTGACCAATCCTGCGGGTCAGACGCAAACGCGCCACGCCCGCCGCTGGCAACGGTAAAGTTATTGCCAGATTTCGCGGAGTAAATAATATCTTCGGTTTTTGTTGGCGAGGTCAGACTGTCGGTGAGCGTGACGCATCCATCGGCGGGGAATAGCGTCCCACTGGTCAGCGTAAAAGCAGTGTCGTCAATATCGATCCCGGCTGAGAGGGTAGAGAAGGCACGATCCGCAGTGCCGCCGAAAGATGTTGTGTCGTCTAGCGATGTCGGATAATTCGATACAAACGGTGTGCTCAAGTGTAATAGCCTCGCCGGTTAGAATTTAAGCGAGGCTATTGTATGCAAGAAATGCAAAACAGCAAACCAAAATTGACGGCGGGCGAAAATCAGGATTCATCTGGCACAATTGGCCCTTGCCATTCTGCGTAATCAATTTCATCTATCGGATAATCGGACTTGTCCGACCGAACAACGAGCGAGCCATCTATTTGGCGATGCACGCGGCAAATAATCGGCGGGGCTTTGATTCGCGCAAACTCTCTCGCCCAATACCAGCCCGGCTCTTTCGGCTTCTCTTTTGTCCATTCCATAATCTATAATCTCCACCAACTGGCAGCAAAGAACTGTGAGGTACGCTGCCGATGGCCGCTCTGTAATGGGGCGGCTTTTTGCTAGCCGCTGACTGCGTAACGCTTCGGCTCCGGCATCTCAGCCAGTTCCACCATTTTCAAACTTACACCGTGGCTCATTATATTCAATAGATAAAGCTTGTCCGCGTCTTTTACGGCAACGTCGCGGTTTTCAAGTTGCTTGTCCCTGTCGAGCGCACGCAATGCTAAATCCGCCGTTTCGCGTTCTTTCACTTTTCGACTTAGTTCGTTTTTAGCGCTTTCAAGTTTACGCTCAGCATCTTTTTCCGCTTTGAGCGCGTTGATATAAGCAATCGCTAGCGGTTTAGGGTCAACTCTCATCTCTTACTCCTTCGGCGCGACAAACAGCGCCTTGTCGACGTAATCCAGTATCCGTGTCGTCTCCGTCACCATCCCGCCACGAACGGCGCGCACGTGCATCAATGGCCAAAATTCCGGCGCAATCCAATGTTCGCCCGCTTCGTCAATCACAACGGCAACCGTGCGGCCCCGGTATTGGTCGAAGCGCTGAAAGCCGGGGCGCGACTGCCACGTTGACGGCAATTGAAGCGAGGCAGGGCGACGAAGCAATTGACCTGCCTCGCGTACCTTAACCATCCGCTCAGGGTTGCTTGCATCCTCGTTGTTCTTCCATCCGCCTTCTGTAGTCAACAAGCTGACGAATGTGTTGCCGGTTACGACTTTCGTGTAATGATAATAGTGCTGCCCGTGATCGTGCGCGGTTAGCTCCATCGCAATCAGGTTGCCGGATGCGTCTCGCGTTTCCTGTTCGACCGTGAACACGTCGCTAAGCGTAAAGCTTGTCGGCACAGAAACCGGCGGCGGATTCTTTGCGGTTGCGGTGCGATTGCCGATGTATGTGCCTGTGATGACGACGATGGCGAGCGCGAGAAAGGCGAAGAGTATGTTTTTCATTTGGTTTTGTCCTTTGTTTACGGTTCTACGGTTTCGCATTTTTCAAAGTCAATTGACCCTGACATCTGCTCAATTGTTACCGGATCGTGCTTCCTGATCCGCTTGATTCGTACTCCATTGTTTACAACTGTTGCTTCGAACTCATCAATATCAAAAGAAAGAAGCAAGTCTCGGTTGTCGGCCATCAGATGTAGCGGGTAATCCCGCACCCAAAGCGTTATAGAATTATTTGTCTCAGGCTGAATTAAAAAGCTTTTCATTATCCCGCCCTTCCTCTCAAGAATTCCTCAAGCCGTTTCTGGTCAGCCGCGCACCAATACGCGCAACTGCATTCGTATCCGTAAGCATTCGTCGCCAAGCAGACAACAAAATACTTATGTTTATAATAGCGGCACGGGACAGCTTCCGCGCAGCAAACATATCCCACTGGCCACGTTTCGCCAGCGCATTGAATCGGGTTATACGTACAGCCACAGTCTTGCGCGACGGCGGCAGTGATTGGCGGCTTGTCGGCGGTTGCGTACTTCGCGCTCGCTGTGCTGTAGCCGATAGTAAAACTGGCGACGAAGGCCAGAAGGGAAATGATAATGATTCGTTTCAAGTAGTCTCCTGTTTAGTTGGTTTACATTTACATTTGCCGAGTACGACTTGTACGGGCGAATCCATAAGCGAGATTTGGCAGTCCGCTTTGCTGGCAAATTGAATTGCCTTGCCCATATTCTTCGGATCGCTACGTTCAGGATCGTATGCGGCGATATTGTCGCCACATTTACAGATTACGACAAAAGCTTTCTTGCTCATTCGCTATTACCCTTTTGAATTGAACGCCAAGCCGCTTCCGCGATGATGGCGGGATCGGCTGTCATAAAAACTTTAACGCGCAAGTCATCGCGACCACGCCAAGAATCTATTTTCTCGCCTGATAGTTTCCACGCATTCTTTATTGCCACGTCGAAAAGCGCATCGTCCGCCGCAATCCACACCTTCAGCGCGTGGCAGGCTTCGTGATCGGTGTAGGGGTCGGGCAACCGCTCACATGTCCAAATATCTTCTGGCTCACCGTGTATGCAGCCATAACTGCCATCCGGTGCGATAAGACAGAATTCCGATGGCTTTACCTCCTGCATCGCCCATCCCATCGCCTTCGCCAGTTCCGCGCACTTCTCGGCCTGTGTTGGTTCGGTCATTCGTTCTCCTTTTGCGCCAATCCAAGCTTGGCGATGGTGGCGTCGAGTTCTTGCCGGGCTAAGTCCGTTGCTGCCCGCCACGGAATGCTTGCGCCTTCACCGTCTGCTCTTAACGTGTAGCCTCCCCGCAACGCGGCCAGCGCGTCGGCGACGGTTTGGCGGAAGTTCACGGCGCTATCATACTCGTTTGCCAACGCTTCCAAATTATCCGGGCTGATTGTAACGGGCCTACCAGGGTACGTCAGACGTGCAATCTCTGCACGGATAATCTTGACCGTATGGGCGGCTAGTTCTGATTGTGCAACATCTGATTTTCTGTTCATTCGCTCTCCTTTGCGCTGACGGCGGGCGCGGGCTGTCTGACGCAATTACACCCGCCAAGTGTGACAGTCTGGCGAGTCACACCAATCCTTAGTCCCATCCGCGCAGCGTAAACAGCAGCGCGGCCAATGTCGGCCATTACCTCATCCGTGTCGTGAAGGACATAGCCAGCCGTGAATGACCGGCAAGTACGACAACTAACTGTGAAGATTTCTGGGTTGTTCATTTTTCTACCTCATAAAAAAGTCACATTGCTTTTGGTAAGTTCCCAATCATCTTCTGCCTTCTAAGTAACTATCCTTGAACAGGTTAGGAAAGGCTACGGCTAAAAGGCTATCGTCTCGTTTACACGGATGACTGTCTGGCATCAATTGCCGCAAATCCGCACGCTGAAGTTCTTGATATTTCAGCCATCGCATTTTCTTGTCTGGGTATTGATGACGAAGAATAGATTTCTGAATCGCGTCTTTGTCTCGCTTCCGCCAAGTGTGACTCATTACTTGGCGATTCAATAGCGGCTTGTTTTCGACAATCGCAAACTTTTCCACTTCCCAAAGTTCAATACGCCGAACCTGCAACCACGCGATCTTAGTTGCGCCTTCCGCCGCTGCTTTCTTTATGTGATGATGATTCACCCAGCGCGCTCTTATATTCTGCGCTGAGCCGATATAGAGAAGCCTACGTTCGGCCATCACAAAATAGACGCCCCAAGTATCGGGTAGTTTGTCACGCTCACTAAAAGCGACAGAGGGCAATCCGTGAAAGGTGAGCGGCAAGAATCTCATATCTTTAGAAGCTTCTCGGTGATTACGCCTCGGCGCTCTAGCACGATCAATTGTAGCGCCCGTTTCAACATAGCTGGATGACGCGGTTTTCGTCTGCCGGTATACCAAGCCATCACCACCTTATCATTCGCATCTAATTGTTCAGCCAGCCGGGAATAGGTCAGTCCGGTTGCGTCAATCAGTCCGCGAAGTTCAATATCAATCTCATTCATCGGCAGGGAATATAGCACAACCTTACCGCTTTGTGTAGATAAAAAGGTATACTTAGTGAGACCGATAACGGTTCTTATGACAAGTTACCCTAAATAATGTGCTGCCATTTCTTATACCATTCCCAAAGCTCTTTCGCGGCCTCATCCTTCAATGCGCCCGTAACTTCAAACTTCGAGATCATTTTGATCGCATTCCGCTCCCGCTGTTCTTTCGTTAAATGCCTGCCATCTAGTGATAACTGCCAAATAAACGCGCCATCTCTTTTGCGATGTCTTTATGTTCTTTGCTGATTGGAATTGCCATTAGCTTTTAACCTCCACATGCCGCACACATCCCGGCACTTTACACAGAATCCTAAACTTCGCGCCCATCGGCACAATCTGCCCGCGCATCTCAATCGCAAACCGGCGCGGCTTCACGATGCGGCCATCGCCTGCGTTGAAGTTGACGCCCTCGAATATCTGGCAAGGATCACGAAGGCCCTCTGGCGCATCCTGCTCGCGCAGCAAAGCTCGGAACCGCTCGTTTGCGTCGGTAACAGTGCGCGGCGCTTGGTTTTTCACGGTGAAGCCGTCGCGGTTTATGCGAAATTCGGTTTGCATAATTTACTCCCTATTGGATTGACTATAGCTGACAATTAAACATCGTCTATTTTATCAAATCTCACGCATGGACAGTCGCCGATCATTTCATTTATGAACGCTTCGCACTCACCGTCAGCAGGATGAGATTCTCTCCGATGCGTACAGGTACACATATCGCTTGCGCTATCGTCACAGCAGGCTACGGCATCGGACTCGCTATCGTGTTCCTCTTCGCATTCACCGCAAACATACACGCGCCTGACTGGTTCTTTACAGCAAACCTCGGCTTCGCCATGCGTCTCACATAACGTCCCACAGTGCGGACATTTCCATTGTTCTTTTGCGTTCACTTACTCAACCTCCTTGCCGGCAATCAGCCGGTGTGCTTCGTAAAAATCTTGCGCTGTCGTCACGCCCCTTAGCCATACCATTGCCGATCCGGTAAACAGCCAGACGCGAAACGGATGCAAAGGATGCTCGTTGAATCGAACGCCGATTCTGCGTTCCGGCGGGTGTAGTTCATTATCGCTGCCAATTTCCATCCAGTATTCCGGGCAAGGCGTCTCAAAATTCGGGTACCAGGTGATGTTTTTAAGCCCTGTTACCTGACACCATTTTTCAGTAATCGCTTCACTCATTCGCTCGCGCCTCCCCGCGCTTTACTGTCCGCAAAATCAGATTGCCTTTTCACCTCGCAAGACATCCGATGGTGCGGCCATTTCACGTCGTATCCGGCCCGCCTCATTGTGGCATCTATATCCACATTGCAGAGGCAATAATTATCCTCTTCGTCACCGGGTTCGGATGCGTTTTCAGCGTCCCAAAACTTGATAGAGTCATTGCCGACCAGCGCCCGAAGCTGCCCAAGCGTTTCAATCTCTGTTTCATTGCCAATATAGATCGAGATGCACATTTTAACCTTCCGCCTCCAATTCCTCCGGCCACTCTTCCGCCAACACCAACTCATCGCTTGCCGCGCCGCCTACGTGGTCACACGGCATCCGGCCTTCGACTCGGAAGCGCCAGGATTCCGTAACCACGCGCTCCGCATCTTCGGCAGCGGTAACGATTGCGCCGGACTTGAGGCGCACCGTGTCACCTTTGCGGATTTGGTCAAGTCGTTTGGTCATTTAAGCTCCACTTTTCCAAAACCACACCGACACAGCGCAGCTTTGGTTAATTCCTCAACCATCAGTGCGAGCGACTCGCTTAGTGTAAACCGCTCGCTTCCTTCGCCGGAAAGCCACATCTTGCCATCATCAATAATCAGCGCTACCGTACTCGGGATGTTCGGCGACTTGTCATCGTGGCTGCGGACATTGATCGCCGCGTCAAGCAATTCTTCTATCGTTTCAAACACAATTATATTTTTCATTCAGCCCTCATACTTATCGCCCTTGTGATACTTCCCCGCTGGCACGGCAACAAAGAACCGATCCTCGACGCCTTGCCGAGCGATGGCCATCTTAATAATCCCTTCGGCGGCATCTTCTGTTTTATTCGGCTCAAGCCAAAGGATTTCGCCGCTGTCGGAGCTGACGGCGATTGCGTCAAAGAATTGGTGCATCTGAACATCTTCAACAAGCCAAAACTTAGGCGTCAAATTGTGCTTTTCCATCCACGCCTTAAATGTCTTCCGCAGCCCTTCGGTCAACTCGTCAACTTGTTCTTTTGAAGCTTCTGGCCAATCTTCAGCTTGCTCAATGTAAAAGTCTTCAAGTTGGCAAATCTGTTCAATTACATCTTGGCCATCAATACCGAACATGACATCGGGCGGACGATTCTCCCCCGTCCAAAACTTGCTCAGCCCTTCCGCTCTAGCTTCCGCAATCGCAAGCTCTCGCGTTGCAAATTCGCCGGTGTAGTGTTCTTCGTTATGTGAGTATGAAAACATTATCGCCTCCCCTCATCCGCAGTTTCCCGCTATCCGTTATCGCGCCCATCTTCTCGACCTGCTTTTCCAGCAACGGCTCAAGCGCGATGCCGAAGCGGTCAGCAAGCGCCGCCGCGTTAAAGATGATTGCCGCAAGCTGCACTTTCGCTGCCTCGCTGTAGGACTGGCGAAATATCATCATTGCGGCGTCATTGAATGGGCGCGTGGTCACATCTTCAGCGGCAAGCTGCGTCTTGGCCATTTCGCCCATTGCAATCATCAAGTTCATTGTGAGCCTGTCAGCCGTAAGCCCTTCGGCGTTGCGGGCGGCGGCGGATTGGTAGTGTTCGAGGTTCATTGCGTTAGCCTTCGTTCTTCGCACTAGCGATAGCACTTTTCAGCGCTGTTACCAATTGAGCGGGGAAACTATATTCCCCCTGTTCAATTTTCATCCGGTGATATTTAAGCGCGAACTCACACGCTGCGAGTAAATCAGGCGCAGCGGCAATTAAAAGCGCATTGGCCTTCTGAGTTTCAACGCCGTGAGTCCCGCCGCCTTTCCAAAGGGAGGCAATCGGAGTCTCCGCGCCGTGGTCTGCTTTTACAATATGCCCTTCAATTGCGGCGGCCAGCACATTCAAGTGAGCCTTCCACGGCCCCAATGTATGTTTCGGTTTAGTCATTTTTCTTCCTCTCGTTCCCTGTATAATGTAACCCGCTCCAAGCCCATCGCCGCGAGTACGGCAGGCGTGGGCACTGCCTTGTCTAACCTATCCAACGAATGGCACGGCGACTCCGCATAGCCTAATAATCCAAACAATCACTGCTGCTGGAATTGAAAACTCGCCGAGAAAAAGCCCAGCAATCGCATCGCCATACCACGGAATATCTTTGCCAAAAACGGCATAAAGAACGTAATCAAAACACGCGCCACCAATACCAAGATTGATAACAAGAAGGATTAAGACTGCCACTAGCTTGCTCATTTTATGCTCCCTTTTTTACTGGTTAGTGAGATTTTAGCCGCGTAAAGCACCTGCACCGCTTCTCCGATAACCGCCGCGACAGTCGGCTTGAGTTGCCCGGCACTAACCGCCGCTTCTCGGATTTCTTCGATTTGCTGGCGGCATTGCGCGGATAAGTGTAGGTTGGTTCGATTTGCTTTTGTGTTGAATTTATTTGGCATTTTCCTTGCTCACCGCGCTCCAGTTCGTGCGTAAATCACAGTTTCGGTATGATCGTAGTTTTCCCCGGCTGATTGATCTTCCCGCCCTTCCGTCCATACGATTGATTTAACCGTATGCCCGTCTCGTATCGTTGCGCCGTCACCAAGAAGCATGACGATCATCGCGGCTAGTCCGACATCTTTCGCGGACGCCTGATACTGGCCTTCGCTATCATAGATTTTCCAACGTGGTGAAGCTGCCATTCTCTGACTCCTTATTTATCGGCGAATTAGTTACCGTATCAACGGTAAACACAATAACGCCGCAATGCGTCTTTTGTCAAGAAAAAAAATCAGCCTTCCCGCTTCCACTTCTGCCAATCCCTGAGCGCCGCAAATGCCGCCGATTCCGTGGCCGGTGATTGCGCTTCCTCTTCCGCGACGGCAAGCGCAATGGCGCGAAGTAGCGCCATCTCATCGGACTGCTTCTGCATCGCTTCCGTTGCGGCGACAATGTCTGCCCAGCAAGCGCGGATTTCATCGCAAAGCTTCAGGATAATAGGCTCGCCATATTGGCCTATCGCCTTTTGTGTTTCTTCGAGATCGTCAACGTATGATGGTGATAATCTTTCGCTCATACTTCCTCCCTGACAACTTCAAACACTGGCTTCCCCGGCACTTCATCAGCACAGCGCCGAAGCTCGATATAATGGCCAAGTTCAGGATAGCGCTTAATAAGTTCGCGGGATAAAAACGAAACCAAATTGTTATTCAGTTTGAATCCTTCGGCGTCTTTCTCCCACGTCGCCATTACTTGCCAGCGAACTCTCTCCGCAAGCGCTTTCATTCCGAATCGCCGCTTGCGGTTGGCCATCTCTAGTGCGAATCGCTCAAACAGCGCGAACGCTTGCGGATTGGCCGTGATCCACGCGGCTGCGGCCTTGCGTAGTTTGGCTTGCTGGTCAAAGTTGAACGCGGCTTGCTCGCTCATACTGCATCCCCTCTGTAATACCGCTCAATTTTATCAATCGCCTCAGTTGCGGAGTAGCACACATGGACGGCGTAACCTTGCGCCTGCACGTCATCAATAAATTGCCGCTGTGCAGGCGACACCTTGCCAACTGTAGATTTCATTTCAACAAACAGGCCGTGCGCAATGCTTCCATCTTTCTGCTTTCGGGCTATTGGCAAGAATAAGTCACACACGCCTGCGGTTGTGCCGGTTCGTCGAAGCTTTCGAGCTTCCCCCAATATGCGCTTGCCACCGTTCGGGATAGCGAATAACAGATTGATGCCCGGCATTCGGCCAAGCATTACCTGATCGTCACGCCACTTGATAACGGCGGCTTGATGCTCATCTTCGCTGATAACGAGCTTCTTTGTTCGCTTCGGCTTTGCCTTTTTCTCAATGACTGCGGCTTGCGTTCGGCGCTCGGCAACTTCCGTGTTCGCCGTTTGCCCAATTTGCTTCATCCGTCGCTGGTGCGCTTCATAATCGAAGCCCGCCGCAAACTGACTCATTGATTGTGCCATTCCATTTCCTCCACTAAACCAGCTTTCCGCAACATCTCTTCCGCTTCCTCAGCTTCGGCAAATATCGCGGCTTCTTCCGCTTCGCAATCATCACAAAGCGGATCGTCCAAATCGTCGGGCGCGTACACATCGCATCCGCAATGAACGCAGACCGTGTAATTGCTTTCAATTGCCATCACGCAACCTCCACAGCGGCAATCCCTAGCTGCTGCTTTGATGTTATGCTCCCGATCCTTGTCCGTAGCGAATAGCTTCTGCTTCCGCTCGGTATGTTCCCAAAAGGCTTTGCATCGCGCTCAACTGCTGGCGAAGCGATTTCACAAGTTCACCGTCGCTTTCGTGCCGCGCTTCGGCCAATCGTAGCTCAAGCATCGGCGTTGCGCATTCAATGTCCACAATGGCCTGCGTATGGTCAACTGTGCGCTTCGTACCATCGGCGATTAGCGACGTGAAGGCTTTTGCTCGCGCTTGACGGTAAGCGTGTTCCGCTTCAGCGTGCGCCCTTGCAGACGTGCGCTGGTCGTTCAGCGCTGCCTGCAATGCGGCGATGCCGTCCAGAATGTTAGATTGAAACTCAGTTGAAATCATCGTGTCGCCTCCATCTCTGGGAATAACTCTTGATTGTTCTTTTTCTTTCGCCGGGTTGCCGCCGCGTTTTTCTTATGCGCTTCGTGGTCATATCGCAGATGGCAACGATTGCACATTGCCTTGAGGTGCGATTCATCGCTGCACTTTTCGCCTGTGCGTGCGAAGCAATCGCAGATGCCGCCAGCCGCGTCTAAGTGCGCCACGGTAAGCACAACCTTGCCTTTTGCCCAAAGCGCAGGTTGGCCGTCGCGCTCGATACAGCGGCGCGGCCCCGGATTCGTGCGGTGCAGTCCGCATTCTCCCTCACACTCGCATTGTCCATTTGCACGCTCGCGGCGAATCTTCAGGCTGACAGTTTTCCAGTCACTAGGATATTTCGCTTTTGTCGGCATCTACGTTTCTCCTATTTATCTCTGCCCGGCTCCGATGCTTGCGCTGCGCGTTCGGAACCTGTTTCAGCCGCCGCCAGTCGCGTTTCGCTACAGCCGCGAGACACGCTTTCCGCTTGTTGGCCTTCGTGATGGCGGCAGCGATGCGGCCTTTGGCGAAGGGGCTACTCAGGCGTAAGGCGGCAAGGGTCATACGATAGACGACTCCCCTTGCTTCACCAAGCGATGATCGGGCGTCAGCAAATAGCCAGTACAGCATACCCGCGCATCATCCTGATCTTGCGACCGCTGGCGACATTCGCCGCATTGATAGAGCTTTTGGATATTCGACGCCTCGCCAGAGCATTCGCAATCCGCGCCCGCGTCGAAGAAGTCTGCTTTCAGTTGCCCTTTCGGGCTGCAAGTTAAACAGGTAAACCCGCTTTGAATAAACATCGCTTTCTCCCTCACGTAAACAGCCCCGCCTGCCTCAGCTCTTGCGCTTTCAGCCGCAGTACAATCGGCCTCCCTGGCTTCAGTGCGCGCCACGCTTCGCCGCATTGCCCAGCACCAGCGCACAGCGGCCTGCACACGCGGCACAAGGCCATCTGGTCGCGGCAATCGCAGAAGTGCAGCGCGTCGGACGCGGGTAGACGGCGGCGCATTGGTCGCAGGCGGTCATGGATGTTTGTATCCTCTCAGTTGGGCGCGAATTTCTTTTTCGTCGTACTTCCAGCTTCCAAGCGGTTTCGCTTCGCCAGTTAGCCGTAAAAAACGCTTCACTCTTTGCGAAGATGGCTTGAGATACGTTCTGCCGCCAACCCAGATAGTCAGGCCAAAATCCTTCACGTCTCGATATTCCCGCTTTAGTTCAAGGCTGGCCAGTTGATAGCTTGGCGTTTCCGTTAGATAGCGATCAACCAGCACTTCAGGACTAACCCGGCGGCGATCTTCCCGCACATCACCCGATCTGTTGACCGTCATCAGATACACCGTACAAAGCCCTGTTTTTGGCAACAAGCTCAGAGCTTCAAATCGTGAAAGCTTAATTGAATAGTTTTTCATCGTTCCCCCTCTTTCATCTTCGCCATCATCTCCCGCGCTTCCTTCGCCTTCGCCGCCCAGATGCGGGCTTGCCGCTGCTGGCGTGCGTCAGGAAATGTAGCGAAGGCGGCGGCAATAGTTTCGCGGCGGATGGCGATGCGACGGAGTTCTTTGATTTTTGCTTGGTTAGTCATCACGTCCTCAGTTTGAATGATTGAATCATTTGCTGCCATTGCTCCGGCGTCCTATCGGCTTCATAAAACCACGCACGATCCGGCTTGAAGCCTACAAGCAAGCTGCCCATTGGCCCATTGCGCTGCTTCAGGATTATCAACTCTGCTGAGTGTTGCGGCTCGGCTGTTGGATTGTCTATTTCGGGGCGATGAAGTCCGAATACCAGCGCGGCATCTTGTTCGATTTGGCCGGATTCTTTGAAGTCACGAAGCGATGGTTTATTGCCGTGCGCATCCCGGTTCAACTGCGCCAATGAAACGCCGCAAATATCATTTTCCTTGAAAAGCTCCGTCATCCCTTTGCAAAACCGTGCAACCTCTTCCGCTCGCGTTCCTCTGCCTTTCTCGCCGTCGCCAAGCTGCAAATAGTCCGTGAAAACCATATCTGGCATCTGGCCTTCTGCCTGCTTAATCACCCGGATTGCCTGACGAATCTTTGCCACGGACAGTCCGCATCGGTCATCAAAATGAACGCGCATTTTAGCGACGATTTCTTCCGAATAATGCACGCGCCGCCATTCATCCGGCGAAAGGTTGCCGCGATGCAGTTCAAGCGCGTCAACATCGGCCAAGATTGCCACCATTCGCCGCATTAGCTGTTTTGCGGGCATTTCCATCGAAAACCAGACAATCAACGGCGGCTTGCCATCTTCGCGGACGTTCCACTTGCTCAAGCTCGCGTAAAGCGTAAGCGACAATCCAAACGCAGTCTTGCCAACGCCAGGACGCGCCCCAATGACTGTGTGAAACTTCCGCTCAAGGCCAAGCGTCATCCGGTCAATTCCGTGAAAGCCTGTCGAGAAGCCGACAACGGGCCGGTCAGAGTTCATCCGGCTTTCTACTTCCGCGATGTAATCTGAAAAAACTGCGCCAGCGCTTTGCCAGCTTGATTCGCCGTCATCGCACACGCCGGACAATTCGCGCTCAATCTCTGCAATCTGAAACTCTGTCGAGTCTTCATCGTCAAAAGCTCGCATCACAGCTTCGTAGCCGATGGAAATAAGCTTCCGAAGTTGCGCCTTCTGTCTCACGATTTTGACGTAAGCCTCTATCCGCGAGAAACGAGGCACACCATCAAACAAACTGGCGATATAGGCAGCGCCGCCGATGCGTTCAAGATCAAGCGTCCGGCGTAATTCTTCCTGAAGCGTGAGCGGGTCAATGCCAGTTTTCCAAATGCGTTTCATCGCGGCGAATATGATCTTATGCGACGGCGTGTAGAATTCATCTTCGCTCAGTAGCGCCGCCTGCTCCATTAGCGAATTGTCGAGAATAATACAGCCGAGTATCGTTCGCTCATTGTCCACGCTGGACGGCATCGGGCGGTCAAGAAACACATCGGAAAAGCGGGATACTTGTTTCAGAGTAGACATTATTCAACTCCCATAGCTCGGTGAAGGTTGGCAGGTAAAAGCGCTTTCTGGTTTTGAACGATGGTATTGTCCTTTGGCGTCGCATAGGCAATGAATCGTTCAACGTGTGAGGCATCGCGCAAGATTAAGTCTATTCCGTCGTAGACCGTCGCGGAATTGTTTTGCCCTTGGTGGTAGGCGGAATTTTTACAGCCATCAATCGCAATTTTTAGCCTGTCAACGCTAAAGCCCTCTTTGAGCCGGGCGATTATGATTCGCCTGCGCTTTGCGTCTAAAATTGACCGTGGATGGTTATGTTTGATTTTCCAATAGTCGAAAACTTCTGATACCTGAGTGCTGTGCTTGTCGGGTTTTAGTGGCTCCATTGGCAAACTCTCGCTTTCCGGTAAGTCGGGCGATGGCTTGTTTGACATGTCTTCTTTAGTATTAAGAATACAAGTTAAAGAATAAGAGCTTTGCTGCAAACCGTTTTCCAAGTTGCCGACAACTTGCTCGCAAGTGGTTTTTGTATCTTGCTGTATCTGTTCAGGTTCCGCCTCGACTTGTTTTTGAGTCGCGCCGCTCTCGCCTGATTCCCCCTTCTGTTCAATGACTTCTGGTGGTTCAGGGAATACGGATTTCTCATCAGGATGCGGCGATTGATAGCGAATAAAGCTTGTAATGTGAATGTATTCGTTGCCGTCAACTTGGTAGAAACTTATGAGCAACTTGGAAGCAAGTTGTTTTAGCCAAGTCGTTGCGTCTTCTACGGTTGCGTCATAGGGTAAAATTTCAGCCTTCAATCTTTTGGGGCGATGCTCTAAATTTCCGTTCCGATCCGCGAAACACCAAAGCCCTTGAAAGAATATCCGGCCAAGCGGGTCAATATCGGACAATGCCTCGTTTTTGAAGAAATTCGGCGAGAGATTGCGTTTGCGCGGCATTCTTAATAACCCCCCACTTCTGACTCCATCAAGTTTTCTTCCTCCATCTTCTGACGACGGTTCCACTCTTCAATTTCAGCCTGATGATAGTCTTCCGCGTCTTGTCCGTCTCGAACCGCGTCTTCTTCTTCACCGACTAAATCCTCGGTTTCAATTAAGCATTGAGGCAAGTCGTGACTGGATCGGAGTTCCGCCCGCCCAAGCGACTCGCTTTCAGCCCCTACAGGGCATCGCTCGTTTCTGCATTCGTTTTTCTTGCGTCCAGCACTCAATGGTTCGCCCTCAGTTAGATTGTAGATATTCTTTGGCTTCGTCGTACGCTTGAAGTAAGCCATTCTCGAAAGGCGCAGCTAGTCCGTTCAGGCTTTCGTTCAGCGCATCCTTTAGCTTATTGGGCAGCAAGTGGTAACAGCCACGGCACAGCGGTAGGCTTTTGACCTTTCGCTTACCACAGAAACAATTCCAAGAACCTACCGCTTGTGCGACTTTTCGAGTGTGTATGACTAATTCATTGTGTGTCATAACCTAAAAGCTTCCTCGCCCTGCCGTGCGCGCACTCGCCCTTACCTACCCACAAATGTTCTTGGCAATAACCGTGGTGGTCTAAGCGGCACGGATCGGAACTTACAATCTGACTCAGAATTGTTTTCAATTCGTTCGCCTCTTGCTGAAAGTGTACGGCGTTACCTGCCCAATGCGTTGCGCCTTCGCGTATCTTTTTCAGCTTTTTGATTTCGGCGATAGCTTCGGCAAATAAGTCTGCCTTCGGTTCGCCTGTAATATCAATCAGCATCCAGATAAGCGTATCGCGCTCGTATTTGGTCTGGTCTGGTTCGTTCGGAATTGACACCGCTTTTTCGATGCCAGCGCGTAGGAGCGCAAATACGTCATCACGTCGAATCAACTCTTCGCCGTCAGATGCGAAGTCTACTGTTGGCATTTCAGCTATGGCCTGCCGAGTGTTGACCACGCTGAAGCGTGCATTCCACCCCGCCTCAAAATACATAAAATCAAGCGGCCATCCGCACTCATCGGGGAACTGAATCCGTTCGTCGTTGATGTTGCATCCGGTTTTAATTGCCCACGCTTCAAGTAGTTCGGTTGGGTATTTACTACTCCGCTCTTCAGTTAGAAAATCGTTCATCGCATTGTCTCCACTGCTGGCAAAACGTGCTTCTTGAAATCTCCCACCGTCATCCAACTGCTGAGCGTGGAATAAACACCATCGCCAAGCGTACAGTTGCCGGAATTATCTTTCTGCACGCATAGCCAGATAAATTGCGCATCTTTGGTGACACCAACGAAGCGAAAGCCTTGCTGGTTGGGAATATCTCTTGGTTCACGAATTATGCTCATAGCCATTGCTCCTATACAGATAACCGAAAAACGGGGCGGGCGGAAAACACCAGAAGGCCCTGGCCCGCTCCGGCTACAGCGGCTCGCTCAATCGCTCGCACGCCTTCTCCATCCGGGGCCGGGGGTCGTCACTTGCCCCTACAGGGCAGCGTTCCTTCAGCGCACATCCCGCCGAATCCGCTATCCGGGTCAATTTCTTCTTCGATCAATTCCGTGTCGCATTGGATGCAAGTCATACGTCTCCTTTCGTGCGCGTCTCCGCTGCCGGTGCGCGGCGGGCGTGGATGCGAGATTAAATCGCTTCGTAAGTCGCAAAATCAGCGCCCATCTTCTTTTGAAATTCAATAAGACAATTCGCGCATAAAGACATTGCGCCTTGCAGCCCGTCGCTGCCCGGCTTCGCTTCGGTTGCCACGATGACGGGCTTGATGGTGCATCGCTCTACTTTTCGCCGTCCGCCTATTTGCATAAAACTTGGATTGGTGATGATGTCAGCCTGGCATCTTGTTTTGTCTACAGGCTCCAACGCTGGTTGAGTATTCATTATTGCTCCAAAAAAACAGAAAAGGCCGCGCTCTACGATGCCTGCGCCTAAGTGATAACCATTCCCTTTGGCAGAGAATGCCGCACAAGGCATCGTACAACGCGGCCTGATTGACCGCTATTCTCTCACTGAGTTATCAGATCAGAAAGAAAAACAAATTCGAAAAGAGCGGCTGGTTGCCAAGCCAGCGCCGTCACTCTAGCGCATCGTGGGCAGTGATGCAACGGCTATTTGATTAAATCAGACGACGGACTAATCAGTACATCAAGCGCTGCCCCGCGCAATTCTTCTGGCTCGCATTTGATGTACACGCCAACCATATTCTGCGCTTTCAATTGTTCGACCGTGTAACAATCAGTAGCCTTCGGGTCGCCGATGATCTTTCCTTTGAGCCAGTTTTGATGATGCTGCGAAGCTTCCTCTTGTGATTTGTTGAAGCTTCGCGCTACGCACATTTCAGCGTTGCTGCCTTTTGGGTTATACGTATTGCTCAACCATCGCACTTTGAAGCCCGCCCTATCGCCGGTTAAGGCTTCGGCATGATCCTGCTCAAATTCAATCCGTGAAGGCCGATTGTTGCCGCTTTCCTGATTCTGCTTTTCATTATTCATTGTCTTAATCTCCTATTGGTTAAAGCGTTGATCCGTGAACCGCCGCTTGGCGGCAATTCCTTTCAGCGTAAGCCGCTGCCAATAAAAGCCGCTTTCCAACCTGAGCCGCTCGCACCATCCCAGCCGCGTGGCAAGGTCACTAAGCGGCGTCAGAAGCAGGCTCGGCATTAGCTGGCCAGACCGGTCAACCGTGCGGAATAAGTAGGCCAGCTTTTTGAACTGCTTGCGTTGTTGACGTTTGTTCATCGCTTCACCTCTTCTGTAGAAGCTATCGGCTCTGGCCTAAAATGCTCCGTTACCGCGTCAAGGAAATCCTCATCTTGAATGCGGCGATAGCATGGAAGGCAAAGACCGATAACGGCGTCGTTTTCAGCTACTTCAGTGTCGCATTCTAGGCACTTCATTGTTTCCCCTCGCTCGCCTCGCCGTGAACGCGGGCAAGCACGGCTTCAGCTTGCTGGATAACAATTTTATACTCGGAATAGTGTGCAAGATCACTAGGACTCGCCTCAACTGACCAGTTCACGTTTAGAGCAAGCGAATTTTCCAGCGCGTCAACCAGATCGCCGTAACCGGCAGCGACAAGCGCGGCGTCGGCCAAATTGCGCGACACGAGCGGACTGGTATATTGCTGCCGCTGAATGGCTTCCGTTGCCACTGTCAGCATCGTGGGCGGGATTGGTGCGGACTGCGGTTTGGTGCTTTCTATTGCATTCCTATTCCATTCCGCCAACTGCCAATCGTTTTCTTTGTCAATCTCTGCTTGTGTAGGCATTGTTTTTCTCCGGTTGCTATCGGTTTGCGGATTGCGCCGGGCTGAGGCTTGCCCGGCGCGTAAGTACGTGGCTAAAACGCTATATCGTCGCCGTATGGGTCTTCTTCCGACTGTGAGTATGAGCGCTTCACCTCTTGCTCAAATGCCCGATCTTCCGCGCCAAGCGGTGTTGCGCGAGGATCAACAGCAAAGCGATTCCACTGCGCCGCCCATTCGTCAAGTTCGCGGTAAAGCGACTGACCAGCGATAAGCATATCCCTGCCCACGTACAGTTTTCGCGCATATTCCAGGTCAACTACTTTGGGCGTGTAAAGCTCCGGCATCGTCACTTCGGCAACATCGCGGCCACTGCCTACCTTTTCGTGCTTGCCGCTCATAACGTTCATCCAAAGCGCATATCCGGGCAGTTTGCGACCTTGTGGCGCTTCCTTGTTGGCAACGCTTACGACTTTTGCGCTGT